ATACTTTTCGCGCTATTCTTCGCCTGGCATTTCGGGTTCATCGTCTACATCGTGCTTTGGCTATGCCTGCCCGCGGCTCCTAGCTCGATTCAACGCTAATGGCAGCGCTTCGTAAGAATACTCATACGGGCCTGCTCTTGGGAATTTGCAGCGGATTGAGCGAGTGGAGTTACGATTTGGGCTATGGCGTCCCCACGCATGTTATTCGCGTCGTGTGGGGTGTTATGCTAGCCTGGCATCCGATCGGTTGGGGTTTGTATTGGCTACTGAACAATGCTCTTGCCGATACCGCCCAATGCAATCCGCCCGATTCGTGCGGCCGACCCATGCGCAGGTAATAACGAATGAGACTTAGCAAGACGGTTGAAATCGATCAAGAGCTTTATGACTCGGTCATTTCACGGGTCATTGCCGGAATTCGGAGCTGGGGAAAAGAGCGCCGCTTAGCAACGCAGATCATCAACGGCTCGATTCCCGACCCAAGCGGAGAGTCCAGACAATACGATCTGACCAAGGGACTTAGATGCCAGACCTGCCATAACCTCGTATGGGAAGTGCCTTGCCCACTCTGCACTGGACGCGCCGAACCTCGTAAGTACGAAACCCGTGGCGATCGCGCTAACACCATTATCGATCCACACTATGAGCCCCCAAACCCGGCCGAGCCGACGCGGACGATTCCGGGAACTTACGATCGAATCCAAGAGTATGCTCGCCGTGTAGCTTCGGGAGAAGCAATTTTCCATCCAGAGGATTTAAGAGCGTTCGAGGGAGTAGAGGCTTCGGAAACTCGGCGAGGGGTCAAGATCAGACGGCGCCAGCTCGAACGGGAAAACAACCCGAGTATTCGCCGGATTCCGGCCTGGGTTGCAGATGATCTGTCTCGCGCCAATGATTTACTCGACGATGAAGTCTAATGCCCCGGCGCCCAAAATCCGCGAAAGATGAGCCCAAACCCCGGCCAAAGACGCGACGAGCCAAGCCGATCCGTAGCCGGAGATTGCAATCCGGGTTAACGGCGATTCAAGAGGCCGAGTTACTTGAGCGCTCCGTCAAGTGGAATCGAGGCCAGCGTTGGCCTACGCGGGTTCCTAGATCGCTTTTAGAAGCGGCTCAGGTCAAACCGGAGGGGCCAACGATCATCGAGGCAATCGCCAAGTCGGTTTACGATCTACTCGACCAAGGCGATCCCCGGAGTATCGAGGCAGCCCAACGTACGGCGCTTTCGCTGGAAGCGGCCAATCAGCTCGACCAGCTAAAGCCCACGACGATCAATAATGTTGCCGGAGATCAGTACAACCAAAACAATGCGCTTGTTGCGGCCTATCGAACAGCAGCCGATGAGTTGCTGAATGATCCGAACTACCTCGAATTCGAGCGGGATCGACTCTTTAAGGTACACGCTGACTCCGGCGACGTTTGCCAGGTATGCGAGCCAGGGGCGTTGGCAGCCGGCGAAGCATCTGTTGAGATTGGACCGGGGCGTAACGGATCTAGTCACAGGTAGGTTGCCTGGGTTAATCTGCGAGATGCCCCCGCGGCATGGCAAGAGCTGGTATCTCGGCCAGTATCTTCCTTGCTGGTATCTCGGACGTTGGCCAGATCGGCGAGTAATCTACGTCAGCTACGAAGCTCGCCAGGCGCGCCGCTATGGCAGACTATCCCGCAATGTGTTCAACCAGCTCGACCCTAGACTATTCGCGCAGTACCATGGCGAAGTCTTAGCAATTGACAATCGGAGCTTTGCTGCAAATGAATGGAATTTGATCGGACACGAAGGGGGGATGGAAACGGCAGGTATCGGCGGTCCCTTGACGGGGAAAGGGGCTCATCTGCTGATTATCGATGATCCGATCAAGAATGCCCAGGAAGCCGCCAGCGAAGTAAAGCGCGAGACGTGCTGGGAGTGGTTTCATTCCACGGCGATGACGCGGCTGGAGCCCGGTGGAAGCGTGATTGTCAACATGACCCGTTGGCACCGGGAAGACCTGGCGGGAAGGCTCCGAGCCGAAAGCGATCGACCTTGGGGAGTCCTGTCCTTCCCGGCTATAGCCACGGAATCCGACAGCCTCGGGAGAGTATTCGGAGAAGCCCTTTGGCCCGACCGCTATCCCCTGCACGATCTGCGCTCGCCGGACGGCAGATTATTGCGGCGCGGATTAGAAACGATCCGCAACGGCATGCCCCTTTACTGGTGGCAGGCTCTTTACCAGCAGAATCCGACGCAAGGTATTGGCGTCGAGTGGCCGCCCGAATACTTCGAGGGAGACGACCTCTGGTTCAGGGATTGGCCGCGGGATATGCCCTTGCGAGTGATTGCCCTTGATCCTAGCAAGGGTCGTACGCGCCATAGCGATTATAGCGCGTTTATTCTAATGGCCTGGAACGAAACGGGCCACCTCTGGGTCGAAGCCGACTTAGCTCGCAGATCGCCAGGAAAGATCGTTGCCGACGGTGTCGAGCTGGTTCGCCGCTTCAAGCCTCAGGCTTTGGCTACGGAAGGAAACGCCTGGCAAGACCTGTTAGGGGCTGAGTTCGTTCGCCAATTAAAAGCCGCGGGAATCCTCGATTGTGAAGGGCTCTTGGTCAATAACAGCGTGGCGAAAGAGAATCGAATCCGCAGACTTGATCCATGGTTTAGACAACGCGCCGTCAGTTTTCGCGATACTCCAGGGACTAGAATTCTGGTCGATCAATTGAAGAATTTTCCTCTCGGATTGCACGACGATGGACCCGATGCGATGGAGATGGCACTAAGAAGCATCAATTTCCTCGCCGATCGTAACAATAACGATGGGGGAAGCGTGACGGAGCAGATCCCTAGTTTGTGATACGCGCGTTTAAGATGTTCGACAGTGAAGCCCTTGACTTTTTAATGCTCGCCCTACGATTGCTGAACCTAATGGCGCAAGTCTGCTGGTTTGGCTATCGTCAAGCCGATCTTGAGGAGCCCTATGAAGCCCCGGAAGTTGCGTAAGGTTCGTGCTGCTGCTCATCGAAATGCGGCGGCGGCTTTTGCGGTATACAACCAAAGGTACTAATATACTTGACTCACCACGCTAGTTCGGGTATGATTGGTTTATGAGCAGCAAATTCCGCTGCAAGGTCGCCGGGCCGATCCGGCAGTTCGGGGTGATTCCCGAGGGAGATTGCAATGGGACGCAAGGGACGAAAAAAGTTCACCACGTGGGAATTCCGTGATCGAGAGGTAAAGCTTTTGGTGCCGGTGCATGTAGTCGACGATACCGACCACAACCACACCGCCAAGGAGGTATACTTCTCCGTCAAGATGGAAGAACCGGAGATCAACGAGCAAGACACTGACATCAACCGGCTCCGGCAAACTGTCTTCGCCAAGATAAAAGAGCAGTTGTCAATTAAGTGGAGGTCGATGCTTGTCGTGGAAGTCGAATGCGCTCGGCACAGGCTTTTCGACAAGCGCAAGAAGCCGGATACGATGGACACAGAATATAGCGGCGATGGGTCGCTGGGCGTGTCCTGGCATCGCGTCCAGATCGCTACCTTTGGCAAGCAAAAGTTGTCGAGAACGTTCAACAACTACTACAAGCCGTGGGGGCCAGGATTGCAAAAAGAACGTCCTCGCGAAGTTTGGAATCAAGGCACCGAGGGATGGCCAGAGGTGGGCACAATTGCGGACCGTCGCGGATACCCCAGAATCAAGGCCATGATTCCAGATACACCTGAGAACAGGGTGGCACTTGAAGCGATCGCCGACAACATTGAAACGCTCTACAGACGACTGGGAAAGCTTCTCGATTCTGACCAAATCGAAAACACGCTCGCGCGTGTCGCCGGAAGTGGCCTGCTGGCTCTTGGGGTTCAACCATAACACGATCTCCCCTGCCGGCGGTGCGGGCCTAATCACCCCGCCTGCACAAGCAGAAAGCCGCCGGCAGGCTTTTGGAGAATGAACATGATGGACGAAGACTGGCATTGGCTCTGCTTGCAAATCGCCATAGTCATTCCAGGATTTGCTCTTTTGTTTTGGGCTTTGTTCCAGTGGGGACATTCGCACGCAATGACTGGATTTTGAGGATTTGCCATGACCGACACCTTGAGAAAGCCATGGTCGAAGCCGTCAAATACTTTTCCGATCCGGCCGCGTGCTTCAAGGCGATGATTGGAGCCAAATGGCCCGATGGCACGATCGTCTGCCCTCAGTGCGGTAGCGAAAAGGTCGGCACGATCGCTACCCGTTCCATGCTCCGCTGCAACGCCAAGGGCTGCCGTAAGCAGTTCTCTTGCAAAGTCGGCACGATTTTCGAGGATAGCCCGCTGCCGTTGTCCAGTTGGATGGTCGCCGTCTGGTGTATCGCCAACGCCAAAAACGGGATCAGCAGCTATGAAATGGCTCGCGGCCTGGGGATAACCCAGAAGAGCGCGTGGTTTATGCTCCACCGAATCCGCTTGGCGATGCAGACCACGAGCTTCCACAAGCTGGCCGGCGAAGTCGAGGTAGACGAAACGTTCATCGGCGGGAAGGCCCGCAATATGCACCGACGGGGTTCGATTTCAGCGCTTGCTGGCCAAGGTGGTCGGCAAGCGCATCACTTACCGCGTGCTCACGGCTACCGGGGACGCGGGCTTTATGGGGATCAAGTAAATGGCTCGGCCAGTTATCGTTTGCGGACAGTACGTAAGTAACGAAGGGAACTACAGCACCGGCGAAATGCCAGAAGTCGGCGACGTTGTGGAATGTCTGCCCGGCGAAGGTGGCGGCACGTCGGAACATGAGGTCAACGAGGGAGAGCAATACACCGTAACGGACGTTGACTGCGGCTACCTGTTTCTCGACAAGGACGAATACGGCTGGTGGCCCACACGCTTTGCCCTGGTCGAACGAAACGGGGTTCGGCGATGACCACGAAGCGCGAACGGATTGGCGACTTCCAAAACCTGCTAGGCAAGCTAACGCAAGTGCCAAAAGCAGAACTCGACCGCGAAATCGAGAAAGACAAAAGGAAGAAGGCTGCCCGGAAAAAGGCAGGCAAACGTAAGAAGTAATCATCGGGGGCCTTGGTGAGTCAAGTATATCAATACCCAACCAAAGGAAACAACGTCTGCCCAAAATTCGCCGGGCGGTTCGAGGGATGGTTATCGCCCAGGCCGTCGGACAAGGAAAACGGCTCAGCGCTAAGCGGCTGCGTAAGGAAATCCGCGATAGCTGCCGAGCTATGGGAGTCGTGAATCTCTAGCAATGCGCAACTTGCTCGTTAAGTTATTTGAGTCTGGCGCCGTATTAGGGCGAGTATCGCATGACCAATAAATCAGATAGGCCCCAACCGTCTTTGCTTGATTTTGGCGCAATTGTTGTTGTTGGATGCGCTATTGTTCTAACGGCTTTCTTCGATTTTCGATTAAGAAACTCCCGTGAGTCCAAACCGGAGCCCGCAATTGTCGAGCCTAAGCCCCAAGGCTACGAGTGGAGATCCTGGCGAGAGACGGACATTATTGCCGGCCGCTGGCACCACTATGCCAAAGAAACGCGCCGCAATTGGCTCTACGAACTCACGAACGCGCTGGCTGGACCCTGGAAGAGACTCGAAGGCGATGGCCCAGAGACGATCGTTCCTGGCGAACTCGACAGCCCGATCTGGAAACCCGATCCGCGCCCCCCTCTTCCTCGGCAAGATTGGCGCATCTTGGATGAATGGCAGCCCGATCCAAAGCGCGATTTAGAATTATCCGCGGAACTGGCGCTATGGAGAGACGAGCTTATCCGCGAGGAAGATCGACGCCAACGAGACTTCTTTTTCGATTGGAATCCGCCCGTTCAGCCCAGAGTTTCTTTCTGGCCAGCGCCATAAATAGCATGACAAAACCCAACTTGATTGACGACGATTCCAAATCCTACGCCTGGAATGCCGGAGCAGAAGCTTATCGCGCAGGAATGGCCTTTAATGATACTCCCTATCCGATTGTTATCGGCGCGAAGGCTTCCTACAAAAGAGCCCGTACTCAATGGTTTTTAGGCTGGCTCGATGCGAAGTATCGACCCTTGATGAACCTCACGGCCAACGATATTTTCAATTATCGAGGCCCGCGTAGAATCCGTCCTCCTAAGACGATTAACGCAACTTGATCGACCAAGCTACTACCCACGATCCCGAGTTATCTCGGCTCGAAGCGATCGAACGTAAGAACGCTCTGCTAATCAAAATTGCAGCTCAGCGCGATCTACTCTCTCAGAGCCTAGGCGAGAGCGCCGAAGCGGTCAAAGAGTCGAATCGTCTGGTACGGGAGAATATGCGCCGTCAAATGACGGGGACAGCTCCCGTCGATCCAGATTCCAGACTCGGCCTGGCTAATGTCCTGGAGGGCGGGGCTTCGATAGAACGAGCCCTCGAAAGCGTGTGCGACAACGAGGGCTCCGAAGTCGTCAATATCTGGCAGTATCTCACGGCCGATAAGGGCTACGGATACTACGGTTGGGGCACCTACCCCACGACTCGCAGCGATCGCCAAGAGGGTCGCAATCGGCCGATCTTTTATACAGAGGCCGACCTGCACTTAATCCGAGGCATGGCGCGGGTTCTAGCGGCTTATAACGATACGGCAAAGGGGGCTTTTGCCAAGCTTCAGAACTATGTTGTCGGGCCTCGCGGATTCAAGCCCCAGGTGAGTCTAAAGCGCTCATCTCGGGGGCTTATCGATTCCGAGACTGGCACAAAGCTCGTCAACAGAGCGCAATCGATTATCGAGGATTTTTGTGGCGAGAATCGCGCTAGCGAAATGCAGCGTGAAAGCGAGTTGCGGCTAGGAAGAGACGGCGAGAGTTACTTGACCTTATGGCATATCGGCGAGGGCCGTTGCTCTCTCCGCTTTGCCGAACCAGAGCAGAACACACAGCCCTATAACACTTTACACCTGGACAACTGGTTGGGCATCGAGCCGCTAGAGAACGGCATGCCCCGATCAAGTTGGACATTCGGAGTGCATTGCCCTCAGGACGATATTGCCGGAGTCCACGGCTATTACTTCCAATGGCACAGCGCCGACACGAGTTGGAGCTATATCCCCGGAGGAGTGAATCCGATTCTTCCGCCGGATGAAGGTGCGGCGGCTTGGTGCGAGCACATAAAGCGCAATACGGATGCCAATGTCAAGCGGGGGATCAGCGATCTATTCTGCTCGCAGATTGCCATTGACCTTGCCCATAAGCTCCTACTCAATATCGGCCGAGTCGGTAGCGTTCAATCGGCCATCGCTTGGATTGAAGAGTATGCGCCTGGCGTGCTCCAAAGCGACGTTGTTTCCTCGAATAACCTTCAACCCGGCGCCAGGCCTAGCCGCAACAATCCGAACGAGACGAGCTTTCGTTATCGTTCGTCTACGATCCTTCAAACCAACGGCGCAAAGCAATTCAAGCCCGCTCCGGTCGGAGAGTTCGCCAACGAATTTATCGCCATCCGCGATACCTGCCTGAGATCGGCGGCGCAAGTCTGGTCGATGCCCGAAAACATGCTCACGGGAGACGCGAGCAACAATAACTTTGCGTCCCTGCTTGTAGCAGGCGATCCTTTTGTTAACGAATGCGAGTCTCGTCAAGGTCTGCATGTGGAGAGCTGGCAGAGACTCTTGCTGCGCGTTCTTTGGTTCGCCTGGCAATGTGGAGAGTTCGGCAACCCGGATATTCTACCTTGGGGAATTATTCGCGCTGTACTGGAAATCACAGTCATTCCCCCGAGTGTCAGGGTACGCGACGAAGATAAGGCCACGGCGCGCAATAAAACCCTCTCGGACGCCGGGATTCTTTCTCCTCAGGAATGGTCGGGGCGAGAGGAGCTGGATTACGACACCCAGCAAGAAAAGCGCAAGGCAGTAGGACTCCCCCCAATTGCTAAAATAGTTCAAGCGGGGGGGAAGCCTAATGATGACACTCCCCCCAATGGTGGTAATCCACCGGACGGCCAAAGCCCTCCTCAGGGCCCTCCGCAAGGCCTACAAGGGGTTACGGGCGAAGATCCTGGGGAATCAATCCAAGAGGCCGTCAGCAATGCCCTGGAGAGCTTGCGGTGCGTCCTAGAAGCCGAGGACGCTAGTGGGCACGAACACAAGGGCAAGGGGCCTGGCGGCGGGCAGTTTGTTTCAAAGGGAGGGTCTGGTTCATCAAAATCGACACCAACGCTCGATGCGTCGGACCATCCCAAGGATGCCGAGGGCAAGCACCTCAAAGACGCGCAGCGGCATGTTGGCGGGAAGGCTCTGCCGGCGCATATCGCGGCCTTGAAGATTCCACCGGCCTGGACGGGGGTGAAGATCAACCCCGATCCTAAAGGCGATCTTCTGGCGACCGGATATGACGAGAAGGGGCGGCGGCAATCGATCTATAGCGATACGCACGCCACACGCCAGGCGGCTATCAAGTTTGCTCGGATCAGCGAACTGATGGAGAAGCAAAAAAGGATTGCAGCTGAAATCTCACGCGACATGGAAAGCGGGGATCCAAAAACGCGCGAGGCTGCAACCGTCTTGGCGTTGATTCAGTCGATGGGCCTTCGGCCTGGCAGCGAGCGTGACACGCAAGCCAAGGCCCAGGCATACGGAGCGACGACATTGCGCGGCAGCCACGTAATCGAGACGCCAGATGGCGTGCGGCTGCAATTTACCGGGAAGAAGGGGGTCAAGCTTGACCTGCCTGTCACGGACCCAAAAGTTGCTTCGATGCTCCGCGAGCGGAAGCAAGTCGTTGGCGACGGTCGCTTGTTCAGCGTCAGCGATTCCGAGCTTCGCAAATATGCACACACGCTTGACGGCGGCAGTTTCAAGCCCAAGGATTTTCGGACGCTGCGAGGCACGTCGCTTGCGATCGATGAAATCAAAAAGGTTGGCGCTTGCTGCAAGAATCCTAAGGAATACAAGCAGACGGTGAAGCGGGTGGCCACGGTCGTTAGCAAGGCGCTGGGCAATACGCCAACCGTGGCGCTACAGAGCTACATCGATCCGACGGTGTTTGCCACCTGGAGTCAGAGCACATGAGCCGCGTTTTTGATCTGCCAGCCGATGTTCATTTTGGCGATGCCAAAAGCGCGCCAATTGACTGGAGGGCAGGGCTGCACTCCGTCGTGGACGAAGATCCAGACGACGAAGAGTTGCCGGAAACACCGGAAGACGTGACCGCCATCCTTGGATTCGATCCGAAAGAACTTGGGTCGGACGATGGCGAAGCTGCGATAGCCGAGTCATTTGACGGCGCAGCGCTTGAATCATCTGGCGAGCACTGGATTACGATTCATGGCGACGATGAAGGGGGTGGCCACAAAGTTCTGCTGGATCGCGATGGGAAGATCGTCGGCGGAAGTATTCCGCCATCCATGCGCGGCGTCAGTATCAAGCATCTTGGCCATGCGTTTCGAGCCCTTAAAGACCTGCTGAAATCGAAGCTAGGAGGTGGCAAAAGTGACACTGACAAGCGAGGAGGAAAAGGAGGTCCAAGCGGCCGAAGCGACACTCCGCAAGACGGCGGACCAGTGGCGCGAGCGTCTGGCGCATCCCACGATGCAGCAGCTAGTCAAGGCGGGGAGGGTGAGCGTCAGCCCGCACGTTCAGGAACTCCTAAGGCTCTACCCGCCGAAATCCATCGAGTAAACGAAAAGCTTGATCGGGTGGCGAGCTTGTTCCGCAAAAACGGCCAACACGAACAAGCCGCCTGGCTCGACAAGGTGAAGTCGCATGTCAACGATGTGGGCGTTGAGGCCGCTCTTGAGGCTCTTGGGGAGAGTAGGGGCGGCGGCAAGCAGGACGTGCAGTATCAAGGTGCAGCGGCACCCGAGGATTTCACTGGCGGTTTACCGGCCGCTGAATTCGCTCAAAAGTATTTGGAGCGCACCGGGATTACGCTCAACAGGTCGAGCAGGCGCATCGAGGGGAAGCGCAGCATTTCATCCGAGCCCAAAGAGTTCCGCGGTTACGAGGCCGATAAGCCTGGCGACTTCCAATCTGCCGAACCCAACCTTGTCAACAAATTGGACGAAGCCAAAAAGCTGCCAGGGCTCGAATCCAGCGAAGACATCAACAAGATCGCCGGCCACGAAGTTACGCATCTCTCGCCCGATGTGCGCAAGAAGCTGGACGATAAATATGGGGCGGGTCGGTGGATTGTAAAAGCGTACGGCAACGAAGCTGCTGCCGGTTACGGGATCTTTTTCCCGCAGTACGCCGAACAAATCGAACGTGACGCGCAATCCACGATCCACCACGCCGACAAGGAATTGTCGCAGTACGGCCTATCACTCTACCGCGACAAGGATGGCAGGCTTGCTGGCCTGAAAGGTTCCGACGGCACGCAGTACAAGTTTGGCAGCCGGAGCTACGCGAACACGATTTTCGGACACGCGCGCGAGTTAGCAGATCGTGCGGCCGAGGCGGCACAAAACGAACATGGCGCGGAGCTTCCTGGCGGCGGAAAGGAATTCATGGCCCAGCCAGCTTTTGCGGCGGTAGGCGTATCGGACGCCGATCGTGCGGCCGGCAAAACAATAGCTCCGGGAGAGGGCAGGGTGCATATCACCACCCAAAACGGAGTCGCCTCGATTGTACCGCACGCAACTTGGATCAAGAATGCGCCGCTGCCGGTGGTATTCGAGAATGATGACACCAGGGCCATGGCCAAAGCAGCCGTCGATGCAATCAATGCCCTTCCGGCCTCAGAGCGGCAAGGGCAGATTTATGCGCCGGACGTGATGAAAACCGACAAGGGCTATCGCGTTGTCGAGGCCAATCCGTCCAACGACAGTGGCCAGTCCGGATATTTGACGGACAATCCATTCACCATCGATTCTTACGTATCGCACCTTACCGGCCAAGATCCGGCGCATGTGCGGTTTATTCGCAGCATGCTTACGAAACGCGAAAGAGGGCAGGCCAATCAACTGACAATCGAAAATCGTTCAGGTGGGCGCTGACAATGAAATGGATGAGGTATCCCGTACGATCTTGGAAGGCCGCCAGCCATTCCATGCTCTTGGCTTTGGTTTTTTTGGGGACTTCGCGGTTGACTGAGTCCAGCGTTCCTAGTTCGATGTCGCCGGTCATGGCGACACCTCGAAACACCGTCACTATGTCCGTGCGCGAATGCTTGGGCGCTTTGACGAGCCAAAGAGGCTCGCTTCCGATGGTTAGCCTCAAGTCGCCGCGCGTGAATAATCTATCAACCTCTTGTGGATGGATAAATCTCGTTCGTGGGAACGCCACTTCCAAGGCACGCCAGGCGTCCGCGTCAAGGTGGTCTTCGTGGTCATGCGATGCTGTCACGAAGCACAGCTTCGCATTGGCGCGCTCAAGAGCAAAAAGCACGTAGCTTGGAGTCAGGCCGGGTGGGACTTCCAAGAGCATGGCTTCGCGGCCGTCCGCTAGCAGCCAGCTTCCGACATCGTCGGACTCGCCGTCCGGGAAAGCCCCAAGCAATTGCCAGCCTGGAAAATCTGGAATGCCCATGGCACGCATTATACCAGAAACCGTGACCAGATTTGTAACGCCAACCTTGAAACCTAGTGCCGGACCTTGCTAACCGTTACCCGTATGAACGGGTTATTGCAGGCACGCTTTTCCTTCTTCAACAAAAGCAGCATCGCAGGCTACTAGACCTTGTCGCCTCAAATCAAACTGTCACAGACGAATATTGGAAGCGCAACCGCGACGAACTAGCGTCGGCTTTAGCCCTTTCACTTGCCCCTGTCTATGAAGTTTCTGCCAATGCCCTCTATGGCGATATTGCGACGAATCGGCGAAACGCCCGCGAGTGGGCGGTAAAACGCGCCTTAAAGATTGCCGACGAAGCCACGGCAAAAGACCGTGAAGCGTACGGCAAACTTAAACAGCAGCATGACGCCGAATTAGCTGCTGCCTATCTGCTGCTCAGGCCCTACGAGCGGCCACCCGTATCAAGACTCGCACCGCCCGGCCTCGATCGCTTATTCGGTCCTAATCGAGCTACCACGCTCGCCGTCACGTCGATTACGGGAGCCCATACAGCGGGCCAGCGATCGGCAATCGCGGCTAGCCGAGGGCTTCTAAAGCCCATCCCACTCGGGGGCTACGGCAAGCCGATTCTTGTAGATGAGATTCCTATCGCTAAGGAAATCTCTCCCGACGAAGTGCCCTTTGCGATGTTCGCAACGGGTATCTGGATTTGGAATACGAGCGAGGATGACAAGGTCTGTCCTATTTGCAGACCTCTGAATCAGAAGCCCAGCGAAGAATGGGCCGAAGAATTCCCCGAGGGACCTCCGGCGCATCCTAATTGCAGATGTTGGCTCGAATATTCGGATTATGGAAATTGATGATGAGCACGGCAACAAAACAAGCAAAGCAATCAGACTCGGCAAGACAAGCGCAATCCCGGCAAGAGCGCGGTATCGCCTGGGTCTTCGAGGATCTTCAACCGCCCCCAAGAGGCGCCATTGCATCGCGCGTCGATCGGGAAAACGGCGTGATTCATGGGGTCAAGATCATCGGCCTCAAGAGCCGCAACAATCGTATTTATCCTCTAGCCGTGCTTGAAGCGGCCAAGAATCTCTACGAAGGGGCTCGCGTCTATCTCGATCATCCTGGGGCCGGCAAGCCGATCAGCAAGACGGATGCTACGGTAGAGCGCAAACTTGAGGATGGGTTTGGAGAACTCCGTAACGTCATAGTTTGCGAAGACGGGTTGTATGCAGATTTGCATTTCACCAAGAGCCATCCCCGGGCCGAACAGGTCTGCGAAAACTGCGAAAGATTCCCCACCAAACTCGGCCTGTCTCACAACGCATTACAGCGCCAACGCATCCAAGACGGGCGAATTATCGTTGAAGCAATCGAGGTAGTACGTTCGGTGGATCTCGTCTCGGACCCCGCTACGACCCAGGGGATTTTTGAGAGCGTTAATCCAGACAACTACTGGCAAATCGTTAACCAGCGCAATCAGGGAGCGCTTTTTAATCCCTGGAGTCCTCGCGGAATGAAAGGCAATAACATGAGTACGGGACCTGGATACGAGAGCGATCCGGCGGGGGCTGTAAACCCGAACGCCGCAACTGCAACAACCAATGACGACGCGGCGAATGTTATGGAGCAATCGCCGGTGGCCGAGATGTGCAGTAGCGATCCGCTGTTTGCCGACCTGGCGGAAAAGCTCTGCAAGCTTTATTCCTCGGATATGGACAACGGAGAAAAGGTCAAGCAGTTCAGCGAGCTGCTGGCCAGCGCTCTGGAACACAAAGACTTGAGCGGCCAGACGGGTTCGGCTCAGTCAGGCGAAGGCGCGGCCGACGATACGAACGATTCGGCTTCAACGGATTCCGAGGAAGAGAGCAAGGGCAAAGCCAAACCCGACCGGATTGCGGCTCTGCAAGCCGAAGTACGCGGGTTGAAGCAAGAGCTTCTGGCTCGCAACATGCTGGCCGAAAAAGGCATCGGTAATCCAAAGCCGTCTCAAGTCAGGGCTCTGGCGGCCGTTGTCGAGAGCAAGGCCGTTGCCGAGGAATTGGTGAGCACTTGGATCGCCGTCAAGGAATCCAATGCCGATCCGACCCAAGCGCAGGGCCAGAAGAAGGCGATTCCTGTCGCTCGGCCGAAGAGTGTCCCGGCCTCTTCCGTTACGGAAAGCGCCAAGCCGGGGGCTAACGACAAAAGCGCTTCGTTCGATCCGGCCGACTTCGCGAGTAGCTTGCGTAGCCGGTCGATGATTTAGTTGTCCGCGACTTCTACTTTTCTTCCTCCAAGCAACCGAAAGGTGAACCATTATGGCACAGGCAGGGACATCAACCCTGTATCCCCCGCCGCTGGTCGATTTCGACTTTGTCTACGGCGGCAATGGGAATACGGTCAACATCAACGATCTGGTACTTGCCACGGGTAGCGATTGCTATTCAGCGGGTGACGCGGCTGACCTCGGCAGTAAGGTCGCCAACCAGATTGCGGCCGTCAAACTCTTCGCGGGAGTATCCCGCGAATACAAACCGGGGACGAACCTCAGCGGTACGACTCCGGCGGGGAGCGTGAATTGCTGGCTCGATACTGGTGTTCAAACCCGTACGGTAGTCAGCGGCACGTTTAACGTGGGCGATATGCTCACGTTTTCTCCCAACCCCGGCAACGCTGGCGGAGTCTATACGCTCGATAATCAGTTGCTCGAAAAGACGACTGATCCGGCGCTAGCCATCGCCATCGTTACCCAAAAGTACGCCAGCTCCGTGACTTCGGTACAGTGCATTGTGCGCAGCCGGCTTATTCTGGGGCTGTCGAATGCTCCGCTAGCGCCGGTCAAGCTGACCGCCACGGGAAGCGCAATTGGCAATGCGGCGGCTGTCACGGTAACGAGCGGGGTAGTTGAGCTGCTTTTGACGGGGCAGAATCAAGGCGTACAGTTGCCGGTCGCAGTGCCCGGTATGCAAATCGAGTTCGTCAATTCCGATCCTACCAACGTCGGCAAAATCTATCCGCAAGCCGGCGCTTCGATCAATGGCGGTGCTGCTAATGGCGCCGTCACGATCAACAATAACTCGATTTCCCTTCTGATTGCCAGCGAAGTCTACGTTGGCTCTTGGTTCGCCAAGTAAGCGGCACTCTGGCCGCTCTCGTATGTAACGCTGTCGGCACGTTGCCGCGCAGCGCACTATCAGGCAAGTGCGACAGCACTACAGCATAAGGAATTTATTCATGCCATTCGATTGGGGTTCTTTGAGAGACGTTGTGCGAAAAGAGGGGCCGCATGTCGCCAGCCTCAAACTTCAAGGGATTCTGGGGCTTGGAAAATACGATCCGGCTACCAAATCGCTGCGCCGTCGCATGACGGGGGACCTGGGGACGACTCCGGTATTGGAGAGTTACGAGGGGATTCCCGGCGGCCGGGTGCGCCCCGAGGAAGTCAGCTTTAAGGGGCTGGCTAGGGCTTTCTTCGGCGATCCGTCGGACGAAGAGTTGCGCCGGATTCTTGTCGGCGGGATAACCACTCAAGTCCATGCGATGGAAGCCGCCGGGGCTGCTCCGATGGTTCCTTCACAGTTTGGGGACATCTCCCCGTACAATTCGGCTGCGCTAGGGCTGCTCGAAGCGCGGATGTTGGACGTTTGGAACCGGCCGGACTTTATTGCCGACTCAGTAGCCGAAACGATCAACAGCGATTTGCGGGCTCAGAAGTTTATCGGGGTTTCGATTCCCGGCGACGTGGCTATGGAACGCAAGTCTGGCGAGCAGCACGCGCGGATGCAGCTCACGGAACGCTACGTCACGACTCCCGATACTACGAACTTCGGTACGGCCGTTGACGTGACGGTCGAAGCCGTCTTGTTCGATCGTACCGGCCAAGTGCTGGCCAACGCAGAGAAGGTGGTCGAAACGCTGCGCATCCGTAAAGAGATCCGCATGGCCGACGTATTTGTCGGAAATGTGAATACTTACACATATGACGGCGTGACCTACAACACGTACGTCAGCAGCGGCGGCAATTGGGTAAACGAAGCGGCAAGCAACGCGCTGGCCGACTACACGAACATCAACACGGCGATTTACCTCGCCACTCAGATGACCGATCAAGAGACGGGATTGCCCGTTTCAATCGGCCCCAATCGCCAACTGCTTGTAGCGCCGATCAACCTCGCGACAACTTTGCACACGTTGCGCACGACAACCGTAGAGCGGCTAACCCAGACTTCGACGTATCGTATGTTTGGCGATAATCCGCTGGTGAAGATGGGTATCGGCGATCCGATGTCTAGCCAATGGTTTTGGCGGCAAGCGCAAGCCATGATGGAAACTTCGGCTTACGGTAGTCAGGACTCTGCCGACGCGGCAACTACCGCGAATGGTCTTTGGTGGTACGGAGACTTCAAAGGCGCGTTTGGCTACCTCGAAAACATCCCCTTCACCACGACGCGCGCCACTCCCGATAGCTACACGATGGCCGATCGGCGGCTTGTGGCTTCGATTTTTGTGGACGAAATGGGAGTTCCGTTCGTCAAAGAGCCGCGCAAGGTCCAGCGGCATTGGCCGAGCACGATTCCGTCTGACCAGTAATCAGCCCTGCGTCGCGGAAACCGATGCGCAGACCCGTTCTAGGGCGCGGGCTCTTGTGCTACGGGGCGGCCCTCGCTTGGAGTGCTTATCCCATTTCAAGCGGGGCCGCTTTCTTCTCCCTAAGTTCTTACCCTCAAACCTGTTAGGAGATCCAACGAATGCCCCCCAAACTCGAACCCGGCAGTTCCAAAGCGTCCGCGAACGCTGCTATCCCCTCGGCAAGTCCGCCGGAAGCAGCAGGAACCGAAACCCCAACCGGAGCAGATTCGACTTCGACCTCGGCTCCGGTCAAGTTTTTGGAACCCGATCCCGCCAAGCGCCGTCGGTTATGGTCTGTAAAGATCAAATCTTCGGCGGAGCGCAAAGTTACCACGGCTTGGACCGGCACGAAGGAAGACGCCTATGCTGAGTACAAGCGCGTTGTCGGAATTCGCCACGCTCCGGTTGACGAATCGCAATGCTCGGCTCAAGACCTCGGAGAGTGCCCGCCTGACAAGCTAACTCCCAACGGTCGGTATCGGCAACATGATCCGGTTGCGATTGCTCGGGGTAGCGATGCATCCAAGGGCCTTGTACAGCACACTCCGGCCGGCAGCACGTTGACTCCAACTTCGTGAGGCGCATATGGCTCAAACGTTGGCACAGCTGGTCGCCAGGCGCGATAACATCTCCGCCCAGCTCGATGAAATGATTGAGAACCCTCAGCCGAATTACTCGGTTGATGGCCAAAGTGTTCAATGGCAGTCGCTCTATGATTCTCTTTGGGCTAGCCTCGACAAGATCAACGCTCAAATTGCGCTAATACCTTGGCAGAACAATTGCCCCGCGCAGAGTGATTAGCTGTGCCGACGTTTAACCCCATTAACGACTACCGAATTTTCGACCGTACAGTAACTCTCACGCTGACGACAGCGGCGGGAATTACCCAAACAGTCGCTAACTGTACGATCAGCCCGTTAACCCGCAATCAAATCGAGGCGGCGGGGATCGTTGGAGAGGACAAGAGAACGCGCAACTTTAGCTTACCCGTACCCAATCTAAGCGGTATCGTCCCTAAGAACGGGGATATTCTTAACGACGGGTCCGACAACTGGATTATTCTGATTGCCGACCTGCGCACGACGGGTGTTCGTTATCTCTGCACTTGCCAGGCCCAGCTAAGCGCAAACTAATGGGCACTCCAATTTACGCCGAAGACTTCCCCCGACACGTTGAGAACCGTCTGGCGATCATCAACAGCGGCAACGTCGGCCGAGCCCTGTCGAAAATACACGAGCTAGGGAGAAAGGATACGGAGCAAGCTTTTGAGACGGCTACCAGCCCAGACGGAGAAAGCTGGCCCCCTCGGAAGATCAATAAGTGGCCCGACGGTACGCTCAAGACCCATCCTCTCTTGAGGCTTTGGGAAGCCCTTCAAATGGCGGCTACAGGGGATGGAAGCTCCGGCCATATCGCGAGCATCGAAAGCCGCTCTCTGGCTTTCGGCGTAAACATGAGCCAACAGCGAATCAATTACAGCGGCCGCCTTGATCCTACGGCCAAAGAAGGTCAAACGCTGATCTATGCCAGGGCCCAGCAGAAGGGCTACGGCAATCTTCCTGCTCGACCCTACCTGGGCTTGACGGAGCGGAGCAAACAGCTTGGCGCGAGTCTGATTATGGATGAACTCGATACTCAACTAAAAGCGCAACGACCATGAGCGGAAACTTAGCAGTTAGCCAGATGCAATCCGTCGCCCAAACGGACTTGCAAGACGCGGATATTTTTCCGCTCGTTCACAACGGCGTGAACAGTCAGATTACGGTCGAAGAACTTGATGACCGTTGGTTGCAATCTGGTGGCAGCGGAAATGGGTCGGTATCAAGTGTCGCCATGTCCGCGCCCTCGGTATTTAACGTCGGGGGTTCGCCGATCACGAACAGCGGGACTCTCGCCCTATCTTTTGCGGGTGGACAGACTCAAAACCTGTTTTTGGCAACCCCCAACGGAGCAAGCGGCCCTCTCGGATTGCGCGCAATAGTCTCGGCCGACTTCCCGAGTCCTATCGCTACCAGCCACGTCATACCGCTGAATGTCTCGAATTCGACAACGATCGCCACGAATTCGACGAACCATGCAACCGTCGTCACGGATAGCGCTGGAAATGTTTATCTGGAATCTTATATCTCAGGAACAGGTACAAGCCGTATCGGATTCGACGCCAGCGGATACTTTCAAATCTATGATGTACCGAATGCCGTCTATGGGCTCAAGTTCGACTTAAGCGCCGGTTTAGAGATTGCCGACACATCCGGCAATGCGGTTACAACGATCGACCGCAACGGCAATATCACGATCTCGGGGGTACTTAATGGAAGCGTAGTTGGGGCGGCCAGCCTCAATATCCTCTCTTCGGCAGCCGGGGCGAATAACGGAGTGGCAACACTCGACAGCGGCGGTCATGTTCCGACAGCGCAACTCCCCTCGGCAATCGTCAACGGGCTGGAGTTTCAGGGGACCTGGAACGCCAATACGAATAGTCCGACTCTCGCCAGCAGCACGGGTACGAAAGGAAACGTCTACGTTGTCTCGACCGCTGGCACAACTACGCTCGATGGCATTTCGAGCTGGAATGCCGCGGATTGGGCCGTTTTTGACGGTTCTGTATGGCGCAAAATCGATGGCCAGGCCGCTCAAGTCCTCTCGGTTGCGGGTCGTACGGGGAACGTAGTTCTTTCGTTCAGCGATATTTCGGGAATAGCCGGAGTTGCCGCGGGAGGTACAGGACTTGCCAATATTTCAACTGGCTCGGTCCTCAGCGGCAACGGCACAAACGCTCTAGTAGCAATTTCCCCAGGCACGTCCGGCTTGCCGCTGGTAAGCCAGGGCGCGAACAATGCTCCGCACTATGCCGCGCTAGCCGAGGGTGGGCTATCGCTATCGGATGTGACTACCGGTAACGTCAGCACCAGCGCCCACGGATTTGCTCCCAAAGCGCCCAATAGCACTACTCAATGGCTACGCGGCGACGGTACTTGGAACACACCAATAGCTTTCGTCCAGGCCGGCGCGAGTCATGCCGTTGGGTATGTTCCCGATCCTGGCGCTTCATCTCACAGTCCGCCCTACTTCCTTGCCGATGACGGCGCGTTTCGGCAGATCACCAACGGCACCAACATCAGTTGCGTCTATTCGTCGAACATCCTGACGATTTCAACCAGCGGACTAGCCGCCAGCGCGACGACCGACACTACAAATGCGAGCAACATTTCAAGCGGAAGTCTTGCCGTGTTGCGGGGCGGGGCTGGCGGGATAACAACCGATAGCGATGCCTCAACGATTACATTTGATTTGTCGGTAAATAGCGTTCATGCAGCGACCATCGCGGCCGACCGTACACTTGCACTTGCAAACAACTATGTCGGGCAACGATTCCTGATTCGCATTACACAAGGTTCGGGCGGCTCGCATACCGTGACGTGGTGGAGCGGAATTACCTGGGCCGGCGGCTCGGCGCCCACTCTTTCTACCACGGCAGGCCATGCCGACCTATTTGGTTTTCTCTGCACGGCCGGCGGCGCCTTTGACGGCTTTGTGTGTGGTCAGGATATTCACTAATGGCCTCTCTGACCATAACCGAAACTGTCTCGCCGACCTACGCGACGCTTACGCTGGTGCCTGTCTGCACCTCTGCGCTCACGGCCGGAACGGTGCCGACAGGTGGCTCAATCACGATCGGCGATTCGACTGTTGACCAGGCGACGGCACCAACGCCCAGCGGTTATACGGAAACGACCGGCGCCGACGTGGCCTCGGCCGTCAGCGCCGGATCGAATCTCGTGTGGACCTGCAACACGCTTGGCAGCGGTCAAAGCCTGAGCTATGACCTTACGGCTTTGACCATCGGGTGGGCGGGCAGCGTGAATTCGTCGAGCTATTCTGCCGGCTCGCAAGCCGTGCTGACGATTAAATGGGGCGATGGCTCTACTCCCCCGAGTTCCGACGGGATGGGAAATTATGCCTATATAAGTATCGGTAGTGACACTTACTACATCGACGGCGACACTGGATTATGGATGACTGGCGGCAATTGGACACCGCCGGCAACGCCAGCGGGAACAGAAACCTGGACAAGCGTAGCAAATGAATCGTTTGGCTCCACGCCGTCCGTGAGCGGTTTCGATCCAGGCACAGGCAATAACCCCGCTGCAACAGGATTTGTTGATGGAGCGCCGGCGACATTTACGCTTTCGCTATCTTCCGGGAGTCCCTTCGCCATCGGGACCGTCGCGCCGGATGGAGGCACCTGGGCATTCGATGGCAACACGCCTGGACCGACCGACACGACTGTCGGGGCTTGGACCCTGAACAAAAGCCTGGCTGCCGCAGTCAGCAGCGGCACCGCGCTTGTGGCTTCGCACGACACAACGAGCGCTTCCGATCCAACGAGCAGTCTCGACTTCAGCGGCTTGACTGTCTCCAATGCCGGCAATCAGCTTTGGAGCCCCGGGGCGACGTTTGCCGATGGGCTGGATCAGACCTACACCGTTGCCGTCGTTGGCACAAGCGGCGATTGGAACTTGAATGACACGACCGGCGCCAACCCGATCGCGATCCCTTGGAACGAATCGGCCGCCAATCTCAAGACGGCGCTCAACAGCGGTTTCAGCGGGAACAACTACAACGTCGCCAGTGTGACAATCACCAGCGGCTCGGCCGGAGCTGCGAGCAAGGTTTATACGGTGGTCGAGACGGCTACCTACACCGATACGCTCAGCGGCGATGCTGGGACGCTCAGCGGCGATACTGGCGCAACAAGCGGAGCGGCTTTCTTGATGTTCGTCTAACGATGCCTAACTTTTTTGAACTCGAAGATTCTTCCGGCTTTTTCGAGCTGGAGACAGACGACGGCCAATGGCTCATTGAGGATGATCCGCCGGCTGTTCACACGTCCTGCCTGGCGAATCTCGTAACGTACCTGCAAGGTATTTATTTTCCAGGGATCAACTCGGCCAACATCGCGCTCGTCAAATTCCCTTGGGTAGTACGCTTACAAGGTGAACCTTACAGCTATAGCTATCCCATGATTCTGGTCTGCCCTTGGGCTCAGGAATCTATGCCTGTAGGCCAGACTCTCAATCGACGGGATGATGTCGGCTATCCCTGTCTTGTCTCGTTCGTCCAATCGCCCGATACGCGGCTTGATCCCGGAGCCAATGGAGACGAGACAAAATCTCTCAATCGCTACTTGCTTTGGCGCGAAATACTCAGTCGATCCTTGAGGAATCAGCCTTTTGCGGCCGTTCCCGAGGTTATGACCGTGACGGTAGAGCCCAATTCAATCGCAATTCCCGGCGAGTTTGTGGGAAATGCCTGGGTTTCTTCTTTCATCGTGCGGTTCATTTGCCGCGAAGTGCGCGGAGCCGGGCAATCCACCTACCGACAACCCTCTAATTAAGCCTGCTTAGGAGCTAGTTCAATGTCCCAAGGCTTTCAATCCCAACTAGGGATCGATACTCAATCGACAGTGCGCTACGGATTCGAGTTCGATAACTGCTCAATGCAGAAAGCGGGCACGATCGTTGATACGACAGGCTTGCGCGGAACTCGACAGCACATGGACACTCGCACCCGGGACGGTATCAATACCTACCGCGGCACGCTCTCGATGCAGCCCTCCCCCGAAGAATTGACCTACCTCTTACCCTGGATTCTCGGAGCAAACGCCAGCGGGAACAACTACGCGACTTCGGAAACTCTCCAGAGCCGCTACCTTACGATCGACAAAGTTACAAAGGTCTATACCTACAGCGGTGTATATGTCGATACAGCGCGCTTTAGCTGCTCATCGGGAAGTCCGATGCGCTTGGCGCTTGACTTAGTGGCTAGCGGAGAGACAGTAGCCAACGCGGGAAATTTCCCCGAAGTCACCTATCAGAACACCGCCAGCTTGATGATCTTCGGAACTGTGCTTTCGATCCTCAGCAGCAACCGCAATATTGAGGACTTTGAGTTATCGATAAGCAACGCGCTCGAAGTTAAGTACCGTCAGAACCAAGACCCGTCGCAAATTATGCCTACGGATCGCAATGTTACGCTCCGTCTCACATCTCCCTTTACTTCGGCTGAGATCGACATGGTTTCCAACGCCGGGGCTAGTAATACAGACGCGGGAGCCAGCCTGCAACTCAATTACGGCGCGAAAGTTCTCACATTCACGTTCGGGGCTCTGCAATTTCCCCCCAGAGATCCGACTGTAAACGGCCGTACCGAGATCCTTTTGCCGGTAGAAGCGATTGCCAGGCGTAATTTAGGGGGAAGTGTTCCCGATATAGGGGCGACTCTGGCTCTATCCTGACCTTCCCTAGTCTTGCGCAATAAACCTACCGCGAGCGGATACATACCCACCAATTCCTTTTAAGCAACCGGGAATTGCGTGTTCGCTCGCGGTAGTTCTTTCTAGCCATGCCGTAGTGCTCAAATTCCTACTTAACGTTCTGGAGATTCGCGCTATGTACCCTCGCCCTAACCCTAGTCCTACTCAAACCAATGTCCAAAAGCCTGCCATGTGCGGAATTATCCGCGATGGCTACACGGAGCCCGGTTTTATCCGCGAAGTGCCAGGGCTCCATCCCGAGCTGCGTTTCAGCTACCGGCCGGCGCTGGGGATTGAGACTGAGGAATGGTTGCGATCATTTCAATTCCAGCCCCTTACGAAACATATGGACGCAACCGCGCAGTTTATGGCCGACCATCTGCAAAGCTGGTCCCTCACGGAAGCGGACGGCCAAGCGGCTGACATCGAGCCCGATCGAATCAAGATTATTCGTTACGCGCTATTCGTCCGGCTCCAATATATCATCTATGGGCGCGAAGCAAGCGACCTCGACCCTCTCTGGTCAAAGGAAAAACAGCGCGATGAAAGCGTTGCCAACTATGCCGCCAGCGTACAACGGAAGGCCCCCGGAATCGTTCGTGAGGAGGAAGCGGTAAAAAACTAGCGGCCGGGGTAGACCTGCTCTGTACCTACCCCGGGTTAGTCAATCGTACCTGCGAAGAATGCGCGAAATTCGTCTACGAACACGACGATGACCATATCGGAACGCTCGTCTTTAGCGGAGAGAAACTGAAGCACCCGAGTTGGAAGCGCGGCGGCAGAATGCGTTATCTTTCTCGCCAGGGAGCCCCTACCCCATGCTACCGCTGCCCGAAAGCCCTGCTCTTGCATCCCACAATCGAGCGCTCCGTAGCGAATCTGCCGGCCCTCAAAAAATCCGGCTTGAAGTGCGAGAAGGTACTGAGAAGGGCGATCGTCTGCTTGCTGACCTATTTTGAGGTTCGAGCCACGGGACAGCTTCCATCCTGGGCCGACGCTATCGTACGTCGGAATCTCGGTATCGTCGATCCGATTTTAAGACGCGCAGAGCTAGCCAATTCGGTTACGGCCGGCAATGAGCGTCTGAAGCAATTCTTGTCCTCAATTCTGTCCAAATCTTAGCCCAGACTAAAGACTAAATGAGTACCGGCGGCGGAGACGAACGCGACCTACTCTATCGGGTAGGGCTCGAAGCGCAAGAGTCGAAGAATCGCGCAGTGTACGATAGCCTCGTACGAATGTCCGAGGATCTTCGCCAGCGGTTCAATATCCCAGTAAGCTTAGGTAGCCCAACGGGGGGATTAGGGGTTACTCCGCCACCCGTAAGTAGTAGTTCCTCGGCTGGGGCTACTCTCCCCCAGGGATACTCAGAAGGAACACATTACCACGGAGCCGGCCTGGAGCATGCTGCTAGATCGCGACAGCAGCCTCAGGGGCCCCAGCAACCTCAAGGAAGGCCTGGACTTGGTGGTGTAGTCGGGTCGGCTACCGATCTCGCTAGGGCCCTTTCGATGGGCTCGATTGCTAGCGGCGGGGGTGGCATCTTAGGGGGTCTGCAAGCCCTCGCCGGCATCGAGGCTTTGGTTCATGGGGGGAGATCCCTCCATGGTCTGCTCGGTACGGGTCTTATGGGGGGAGCCCTAGGCGGCTTAGGGACAGGGGCTTTAGTCGGATTAGGGACAGCCGGCGCTATCGAGGCAAGTAACCGCTGGCAACTCAACCCCTACACTCATACTCCAGGCTTAGGCGGGGGTCCGGCCGGAAGCGCAGATCATATGCGCCGACTTCGAGCGATGGGCATCAATCCTTATCCTATCGATACGGCTTTCCAACGCTTTGACGAATGGGCTAGCCACGGATTAGGGTTCGACGATCAGGCAGCGCGCAACTACGAGCGTAGGCACCGCCAGGCGGACCAGCTTCGTATCGAAGCCGGAGAGATCGAAAGAGCCCGTAGAGCCGATATGCCTACCGCTCTGCAATTCAATCAGGAGTCGCGCCGACGCGAGGCAACTAATGCGATCGAATCCCAAGCCAATCGGTTTCGGGCTATTGGAGCCATCCAGCCCACTACCGGAGAGTTTTGGGATGCGCACACGGGAGCCCTACGAGCAGGGCAGCGGGAGCAGTTTGCTCTTGGTAGAGATTTGACCAGAATCCGCAGTCAGATCAGCTCGGATGAAAATCTGGCTGGAAGAATCGCCGATCAACGCGGGCGGGGAGATATGGATGGTGAGGCAGCGCTAAGGAACGCCTTAGAAATCGAACGCATCCAAGAGCGAATCCTTAAGGCTCGACACGATGAACTCGACGTAGTGCAGCGAGCAAGCCAAGTTGCCATGGGCGTTGCCCAAACGCAGGCAGCTGGATTGAGGGCCGAGCAAGGCGGCCATGCAACCGCGGCGGGGATGAACTCCGGCCAGCGTCTTCACGCCAACTACATCCTCAGCCAACTCAAAAACCATCCCGAAAACCTGCTGCCGGAAGAGATTGCCCAGGCTCAGGGGCTGCGCTGGGCGATGCCCAATCAGCTACGGAACCAGCTCGATAATCTTAACCGCCGTCGGGCGATGGAAGGCGGAGACGAAATAGCGCAGGGGTTGCAGCAACGCGAACTTGAGCAGCTATCCGGGGTTTCGGAGAACGGCGGCAACCTCGAAGGTCCACTAGGGACCGTCCTGCAAAACATGGCGCAGATTCAAGCCCAGCTCGGCAAGCAGGGCGAGCAGCTTACCTCGGCTCTAGGAACCACGACGGAAAAAGGTCTGACAAGTAAAGAGGCTGTCGAGAAAGTCGATAGCCGCTTGGCAGTAATTATAAGTCTGCTCGAAGCCATCGGTAAAGGCGCGATTCCGCTAGGCAATCCGAACGTCGAACAGAATATGCAAATCTTGAAGCGCGTCTCAGACCAGAATGCGGCTATTGCGGGTGGTTTTTAGGCCATGCCTGTCGGACTCTACGCACAGTACGGCAACTACAAGCACGCCATCGGAGAGGTATCGGTTAAGGTAGCGTGCGAAGGCGACTTTGGGCCCGCGATGAATGAGCGCTCTGTGATTCATCGCATTACGTTAGAAGGGATTCTCCAAGCGGCTAATATCTCTGCTCTCACAACGGCTCTAGCAGCTCTTGAAGCAGCCTATGCGATTCCTAATCAGGCCTTCGCCGTTTATGACAGCGCCACCGGGAGCAAAACAGCCTGGGCCGTCTCCCCGAGCCAAGCGGGAGTTATTGGCGGAGTGCGCGTACGGATGCGTCCCAACTATCCCGGTAACACGGGAGCCGAATACACGACCTATGTAACTTACTCGGTCGTAGTCGAGTGGATGACGCAGGGCTCGGGGTGGGGAATTATCACGGATTGGAACGAGACGCTTACTTTCAGCGGGGGCGGCCCACTCTGGACGCTAACGCCGGCTTTGGGCAATTTTCCCCCGCAATATCAGCTCATTTACGCTCAGACCCCCTATCGACTCACACAAGAGGGGCAAGCTCAGCAACCCGGCTCCTATCCGATTCCGCCCCCTCCAGCAGCGCCGCAATTCGAGCATCGACACTTGAGAAACGTGCGGGAGATCGGTCCAAAATTGATCGGACAATCTCCCAACGCGGGATATATCGATTACGGTGTTGCCTGGCATTATGAAATGGAAAGTGCGGGCCCAATCATTGCTACCCCATCGGTTCCCTACTAAGGCTTAGGCCATGACTACAATCTATTACACTGGCAATTCGGTTGCAGTCGCGCAAGTCAATACGCTAGATGTGACGGCGTATGATGTAAATACGACTTACAATATCACGATCAACAGTAAGACGGTTGCTGTTCCTGGCGATACAAGCGCCGACCAAACGGCGACGGATGCTGCTGCTGATTTAACCGCAAGCCCGATTACGGAGTTTCAGGAATTCACTTGGTCGAATCCGGGAGCGAACGCTAGCTCCCCACTTGTCATTGCCACGGCAACCCAAGCCGGGCGTCCCGGTACGATCTCCAACGGAACTTCCGGGGGATCGGGGACGCTTAGTAGCTCGATTACGGTAGCTAATGCCGGGCCAAACGTAGTCGATCAGGCGTCGAACTGGTCTACGGGATCACTTCCTACGAATGGTTCGACAGTTATCGTACAGGGAAGTGTCCCCAGTCTGCTCTATGACTTGACGGGATTGTCGGGGGTGCGGCCAGCAGCGCTGAATATTCTCAACAATTTCAGCGGTCAGATCGGATTGCCTTATACTAATTCAGCAAGCAACCAAGGTGGCGGTTATATCGAATACCGTCCCCTTTCGCTTCAACTCCCCTCGACAACGATCGACATCGGCGCCGGACCTGGCAATGGCAGTACGCGAATCAATCTCGACAATCTTACGGTCCAAACTGCGCTCACGGTCTGGAATACAGGCACTCCGGCGACAGGGCAGCATGCGGTCAACTTTGCCGGAACGAACGTTAATAACGTTGTAAGCGTCTTGCAGGGCGATGTAGGGCTCGGGACCTTGCCAGGTACTTCGGCGGTTGCCGCAACGCTCAACCTGCTCAATCCGGCCAATGCCAACATCGCGAGCAACGTCGAGATTGGCACCACTTCGATTGTCGCGGCCATCAATCAAGAGGGCGGGACGTTGTTGGCTCCGGTTTTCTCACTCTCAAACTCCCCTTGCTCGGCCGTTGTGACCGGCGGCACATTGACGATTTACGGCGACAGTGCTGTTGCTCTTAATTCGCTAACCGTAGGCAATCGCGGACAGAGCCTGGGGCAAGCTGTTGTCGTGTTTCAATGTCCCGGCGCGACTTTGGCTAGCGGCCCGCTAGTCGTCTACCCGTCGGGTAAACTCGACTTTTCTCAAGATCCCCGTCGAAAAGACCTCGGTGGAATGGCAATCCATTTGTCGGCGGGGAGCTTCTTTTGGGACCCCAACGCTACGGCGCATAACTGCACAGTTACGGAAGTGGACGGAGATCAAACTACAACAATCAATCGAGGACGTACGGGCGACGCAATCACGATGTAACTTGCGCGGCAGCGATTGCTCGTTGTAATTTGACTCAAGAGCCATGGAACACAAATCCTAAGCATGTCTATCGCTAACAATCCTACTGGCGGAGCGGGCCCTAGCTACTTCTTATACTCGGGAGCCGGCTATATACCAATCAAGGCGGCGCATTACTCGCTTTGTCACGGAATCACTCCGGGTACGGCCGTAATTACAACCTGGCCGATGGATTCTCTGCCGGAAATAACTGGGGACTTGGCCCTAGTCGATGGGATCAGCGGCAACGTAATTCAGCTTTACGACTTCAAGGTCGCGGACGTGCGGCAGACGCGCGGGTCGGACGGCTTTACATGGTATATCTCGCTACTTGATCGACGCTGGCGATTCCAATTCGGGAGTTTGGACGGAAATTACAACGTCCGGCGCGCAGATAACATCATCTGGAATCCGACAAAGCTTTCTCCAACGGATCTTGTACAGCAGATCCTCCAAGCGATGGGCGAGCGGGACGCGGATACCTCGGGATTTAACCCGGCGCAGAACTATCCCCAGGTCGATTGGCAAGGCTCGAACCCGGCTCTCGAACTCCAGAATCTTGTAGACCTCTACGGCTGTCGGATCATCCTCAAGATCGCCGGCAACTTGAGTATCGAGCCGGTCGGTATTGGCGCGAACATCCCGACTCCAGACGAAATTCCCTGCATCAACTTTGCGGATACCATCGACAGCCCAGAATGCCCCGACTTGACCGTAATTCTCGGCGGACAGGACCGGCTCCAATATGATTTTCTACTCTATCCCGTAGGCATTGAGGAAGTAGACGGTAGCTATCAATGGTTTGACCAGCTTAGTTATGCCCCGCACTTGCCAGGCGCTTATGGGGGATGGGAATTCTACGATCCCAACTACCCAGCTCCGATCTTCGGCGGAGACGGCCCTAGCGGCAGAGATGAACGGCTAGAGTGGTTGGCGCGAAACACTATCTGGAGAATGTACCGCCCTATGGGAGTATTTGGGCCCGACGGGCTCTGCGTCTTTACGGACGATTCCCCTCTAACCACGGCCGCGCTAAATGCCTTTCTCGGAGATGGTAGCCCATACAAGCCGAAGATTCCCCGCTCGCAATCCCAAAAAACTTTCTGGGGAGTTAAGGCTACAACCCTCGACTTGTTTTTGCCTCTGGAAGTCGAGCAAGTCGATGAGATGAAACCCAACATCGACCGCGTTGACCAGGCCGATTATCGCGGGTTAGTGAATATCCCGGCTTGGGTTTTTGGGATCTTTCACAATACGCGCGGCGGCTACAACAATGCACAGACGCTTGATCCTCCAGAAGCTCTAGGAGGAATCGGAACCAATGAAGCGCGTCAAATCATTTACGGCGTCTCTAACTATATGCCCTGGCTGGCCGCCGCGCACGACATAGGTAGCGAGTTTAATCAAGCCGGTTGGAACCTTGACCAAGAAAGAGGCATTGTTCACTTTAGCGAGCCTGTCTATCGCATCGTAAAGGGAGAGAATCACTACGGAGAAGGAGGCCCAATCTATGTCCCCGCGCTGCTCGTATTACGTTGCGCGTGCTCTCCGCGAGATCCGACTACGTTTTACCGGAGTCAGTACCGCTTGACTCGAATCGGCAATCCGATCGGGCAGGAACTACTACAAACTAATGAGCGCATTATCAATCGCCCCGAGATCGTACACAAGCGATCGGCTTGGTATGGGCTAGGCTATAACTCCAGCGGAACTACCGCGACAACAACCCAGGGGCCCAACGGAAAGCAGATCGGTTTGGCGCTTAACGACGGGAATCCTTCAACCGAAGATATTGACCCGCTGACAGGTCAGCCGTCCAGCTCCGGCGGCCCCCCAACCGATAATCAAGACCTGTGCGATACCGAGGCGGGAGTTATTGCCAACGCTGTACTAAAGCAGTACCAGCGCCCGAACCCTCAGCAGGCGACTTATATCGGCCTGCATCCGATCGAACCCGATGGGGCTATTCAGCAGGTTATTTGGCACGTCGGACCGCAGGGCGCTACGACCGAGGTCAGCCGCAACAACGAGACGCATCCGGCGATTATCAGTTATCGCCAACTTAAGATGCTGCGCGGAGTAAGCAGCTTGCTAGAACGTCTAGCTCCAGGCGTACAAGTTACAACCCAGGAAGTCTTTCGCAGACCCCCGTAATGGCAAATATCCCCAAACTGCCGCGGATTTTCCCGGGCTCGATACCGTTCAAAAACGTCGGCGAACAATCGATTCCCCCATTTGCCGTTATGGTCTGTACGGGCTCCGATGTTGACGGCGCTATTATCTACCTATTGATGGAGCAGCCGGACGACGAATTCGATCGCATCTACTACGTCAACGGGCCGACTCTGATTGCTAAAGGCGACTATGGAGTCTGCTCCGAGGGACACTACGCCTATATTTTATTCGACCACGATGATGATGGAGAGGCCGAGTACGGCGATGAGTGGGGAGTCGAGCCCAGCAGTTTTAAGCTGCGTAAGAATTACTACGGCTTTCGCTGCTTAGGTGGAGCAGCGCAAAAAGACGAGAATGTCTTTGGCGACGATAGTTGGATCGCGATTTTCGACCCCTATCCCATCAATGAGGTTATGGGCCAACTGACTGACGATCTTAGTTATCATGGCGCGGCGGGGGTCAATCTCTATGCGGGCCAGCCCTACGATCTAGGCGGAGAAGACGAAACGGATACAGGCATGACGATCACTGCTTACGATCGCTTGCTTTCGACGGGCAACAAGATTCCTTCTGGTTCGTGGGTTATCTGCCGTTGGTTACACGGATATTGGTACGTGGTCGAAGCCGGGGCTTGCCCGGTTGCCAGTTAAGCGAAATAAGATATGCCCGTCTCTAGCTTCCCATTTTCGCCGGCCGGTTGCTGCGATTGCCTCACTTGCGGAACGTATGTCAGCGATTCGCTTACCGGGAGGAGCGATCTCGGCAGCGGCTACACGATCAACAACGGATCGTGGACGATCTCCGCGAATACTCCGCTCACCACGTCCAGCAGCAGCGCCAGCGTTACCGTAAACTCGGGAAAGCCCTCTGGTGCATCCGGGTATTCCGTTTTAGTCACGGTAGAGGGAAGCGCCGGAGACGTAGCGACGTTGGCCGTCGAAAACGGAGACTACGAAGTCAAAATCACGTTTGGAAGCGGGGGCAAGATCGAATTCAGCCACGGGGGCAATCTGGTAGCGTCCCAAGAGAATGACGCTACTTCACTCACTGTAACCATATGTGTGACGGATGACCTGGGTGGCCTCGTTATTGCCAGTGGGTTTGTTAGTTCGTTCTCTCCAAGTCTGGTAGCATTCGCGCCTACCCAATCGAATACACACGTTATCTTAGGTACGGGAGCAGTGTCGGGCAGCGTGCAATTCTCAAATCTGACGATCTCGACAACCTCGGGGGCGGATGTCGGTAGTGGTGGGAGAGGGGGCGATTGCCCGTGCTATCCGCCCAGTTGCTCGATGGTCGGCTATGAACTCGACATTGTTTTCAGCGGGTTCGGGGGATCGTGTTCGGACCTCAACGGAACCTACAATAATCACGGCCTTGCGACTTGCGCAGGAACATTTGTCATTGGTACGCCAGGGTCCGTCAGCTATTCGATTGCCTACAACTACGCGGCGCAGACCACGACGATTCAGGCGAGCGTAGGGGATGGTTCGTGCGCGGGGGGCTTCCAACTTGTCGTAGGCAGTCTGCTGGAAGCTTGGCAGATAGGAACGAGGTCAGTCCCCTTTACTGGGCTCGGTGGACCGAGCTGCCCCGATACGTGTGACGCGAGCGGCGCCGGATGCTCGATAACAGTTCACACTTAGCGGATTGCCCAAACCGGATCGTAGACGGCAAGATTCTTTATTGCCTCGATTTGCGCGTCAGCAACCCCCTTGTCCATCTGGCGACGTGCAAGCAATGTAAGTACCCCCACAGCGAGCCCATGAAGGGCTTGCGACCTCTCCCCGTAATTTCTCTCCATGAGATAGCCGCGGCGGAAGCCTCACAAAAGGCGGAAGCTCGCAGGGCTATACTCTCTTCCCCGAGTCGCGGGCTAGGCGATACGATCGCTAAAGTCACGACTTTTCTTGGGATTCAGCCTTGCGGGGGCTGTAATCAGCGAAAAGACAATCTGAATCGGCGCTTTCCCTATGGAGCTTAATGGCATAGCTTCCCCACCATTCGTTTACTAGATCGACGTGGGCGCTATTAAACGGATCGGGGTTTTCGATTCCGAATCCGACAAAACCTTCCTTGTCTACATCGTTCATCGGCTCGCCGGCCTCGTTCATACCGAAGCCTGCCTCTTCCCATGACCGGCCTGCGAATTCGAGGGTTGCGCCCTCGCGTGTACGGACCCAAAAGACTTGGACTTTCTTGTCTAAAGCCGCTTCCCAAGCTGCAAAATTGAGGTCACAGATCCCTTTCACCTTAGGGGCTTTCTGCGCGAATTTTTGACCTTGTAGTTTACCGAGATTGAATGTGACGGCGAGCGCTAGTGCGAATGTAGCGCATCCGAGTATTGCGAGTAGGGTTTGGAATACCATAGAGGTTTTACCGAGTGGATGTTAAATCTTTTCGTTGTACCATTCTTGTGGAGCGCGATTCGTTTTGGCGTACGCCAATAGCTCCTCGTTCGACGGACCAGAGTTCTCAAGCTCTTTCTCGGCTGGGGTCAAGAATTCCTGATCCTGGGTATTCCCCAAGGGCGCCTCTCGGCACACTGGCCATAATCGAGCCTCTTTGGCCGGAAGCTTCTCGAAAGTCACATCCTCCAAATACGCGAGTACGGCCGGAATACCAAGTTCAATCTCGTAGGCTTTGTGTGGGTTTTCGGAAGTATGCACAGTGCATCCGACTCCACAGCCCTTGCCGTCGGAGTCGGACCAATAGCCATAGCCCTGCAAAATCTCATCCCACTCGCGATGCCGACGGACACGCGCAAGATACGTGGACTTGATGTTCGGGTTAGAATGAAAAGCTAGCATGTTGACTCTCTTTAATGAAAAGCAAATTTCACAGTTGATGTCTAAGCCGCCGCGAGTAGTTCAAGCAATTTGTTGGCCATCTTTTCCCACGCCACCGACTCCGCCGCCGACTCCGCCGACTCCGCCGCCCACTCCGCCGACCTCGCCGACTCCGCCGCCCACGCCGCCGACCTCGCCCACGCCGCCGACTCCGCCGCCCACTCCGCCGACCTCGCCGACTCCGCCGCCCACGCCGCCGACTCCGCCCACGCCGCCGACTCCGCCGCCCACTCCGCCGACTCCGCCGCCGCCCACTCCGCCGACCTCGCCGCCCACGCCGCCCACGCCGCCGACCTCGCCGACCTCGCCGCCGACCTCGCCGACCTCGCCGCCCACTCCGCCGACCTCGCCGACCTCGCCGCCCACGCCGCCGACTCCGCCGCCGACTCCGCCGCCGACCTCGCCGACTCCACCGCCGATTCAAACTCTTTCCGTGACGGCCTATCGCCGGATACCCAACGATCGTAAAGGCCTATGACCCTATCGATAGCCTCTCGATTTAGCTCGGTAACAGTTAACAACCCCGAATCTCGCAACAGCCAAAGAGCAAATTTAGGCCATATTCCGGTGAGGTCCGCGCCAGGCCGAATAGCTGCCAAGAATTCTTCTGGCCATGTCTTCGAGCGAGCCTGGGGTAGACCCTCGAAGATAGCATCTTCGAGACGTGCAATTATTTGGGGAATCCCTAATTCAGTCTCGTATCCCGCATGGGGCGCCGCGGAATGTAGGGTACAACCGACGGCACAACCCTTACCGGCCGCTTCGTTCCAATAGCCGTAATGCTGTAGTATCTCGTCTGCTTTGCGATGCTCTTGCACCCGCGCAAGATACTTCGCTTTGATGGCCGAATCGTTATGAAAAGCTAACATAATCATGCTAAATCCCTTGTGTTTTGATCGTATTGGGAACCAGTTTCCTAAAGCTTCACTAGCAGTATCTCCGGCGCTTCATCGTTGGTCTGTTTTCTACCCTCCAGACTGTTCCATCACCGATTATATTCTACCTGAGGCAGAATTATTCCTTCGGCGGCTCTATAACGTAGGTTAGCTCCTCAATTGCGCGCGTAACAGCGATATATCGGCAATTCCTTTCCTGTTGCTGCTGCCAAGGGCTTTTTGCCGAGGGATGAGGGAGCAAATCCGGCCTCAGAATAAAGACCCGGCGAGACTCCAACCCTTTAGCACGATGGATCGACGAGAAAACTACTCCCTTAGGCTGAATCAAACGGCACTTGCAGCTGAAGCACTCCTCGCTAGACTCGTTAAAATGTTTTTGGCATTGAGGGCACTGCTTGCCGGCAAAAACATGCTGCATCTTCTCTTCGACCGCCGCAAGATCCGTAGCCCCCTCGCAGAAAGCCAAGATGCAGTCATGCCTGTCTTGTAGCGTCAGTAGTCGCGCCTCGCTCGGATTTTTCTTGGCATTCTCTTTCGCGCATTCCCGTTCCAACCACTCCCCCGTAGCACTGACGAGCCCCGGCACAGTCAAGGCCCGCATTTTCGCGACAAAGTCAAGCAACTGTTTACCAAAGTCTCGGCCCCTAACGACAGCTTTTCGCCCAGCCTTGATGAACCTTAGCGCGTGGCTAATGAGCGGGGCGTTTACCCGGCAGAGAATCATATCCCCGTCTTGGACTTGAGTCATATATTTGGCCGCCTCTATCCGGCCGACTCTTCCCGAGGGGTTAGATTCGTGGGCGCGAAAATCCGGCACGTCGCGTTGGGCTTCGGCTACGATCGCTCGCCCACAGCGGCGAGTCTCAGTCAGCCGTAGGGGCTCGATGGGTCGATCGGCCGTGGGACTTAGAAGAGTCCTTAGCCTACCCATACTCTCGGTATCCGCCCCGCAAAAACCGTAAATAGCCTGGTAAGTATCGCCAACCATGACGAGCCGCCGGCCGAGCTTGCGCAAAAACTCTTGCTTGGCTCGGGGGAGATCCTGGACCTCATCCGCTAATACAAGATCCAGCCTCAAGACCGGCAAGTCATTAACTACGGGGAGCCAATTTTGATCGTTGAAATCGATCTCGTGCGTTGCCGCTACATCCTGGCTCGCTCCTAGGAGTTGTGGAACAGCTCGATAAACGCGCTCCCGACTACCGTTGAACTCAAGGTCGTAATGGGCGGAAATCTCGTCCAGAACTTCGTCTGTCACGGCTTCGGAGTCGAATCCGTTTCGCTCACTCCAGCCAGCGAGCGTCAGCTTACAGAGAGCCACCAACTCACAGCAGGCTTTGACGAAAACGGCGTCTTGCCTCTTTAGATCGCGAGTATCGCGCCCTAATAACCGACCTAGTAAAGTCTCTGTATGCCAATCGACCACCTGGCAACGGCCGTACGTCGCATAAACCGAACGATTCCCAAGCCCATTGACTGTCGCAAACTGGAGATTGACGCCGACAGTTTTTAGTAGCTCGACCAGCCAGCCCCACTTTGTACTAAACTCTTTGACAATCGAAACATTAAACGCGCAATAGGCGATAGTTTTTATGCCAGAGCTTTGCCGCAGAGCATCCCATACGGCTTGCTGCTCTGGGCTAGGGACTATCGGAGTACCCTCAGGTAATCCGGCGCGTCGAGTAATCTCGGCCTGGATTTGAGTCCACAGACTAGGCGCGAATGCCCAACCTACTCCGACAATCTCAGTAAAAGTTTTCCCGGTTCCCGCATAGGCTTCTACCAGCACATGCGGCGCGTCTTTAGGCTTGGGGCGGACCAGAGGCGTACCCCCTAACCGGATGGCTTCTCCCCCATTATTACTAGCATTGCTAGAGCCCGTAGAACGCTCCTCAGGGCCTTCCTGTTTGGAACGGGGAGGAATAGCCTCAGCCGGCCCAGAGGCGACAGGGCTCGTCTGCGGAGCTTGGCTAGGGGATTTTGGTTTAGGGGTAGGAGTAGGGCGACGTGGGGACATGACTAGGACTCCAAACTAGACGGACTTGAATCAATCGCTTATTGCCTCACGGTCGGCGGTCTATACTCCTACCCCTTCCGCCCTGGCAACGGCAACTCGCGCAGCTTCCACCGGGCAGCCGCCCCAACACGGATTGCCAGAGCAATACGAACACTTCAGCCTCGACGCGGATCGGCTGCCGCTGGTTTCGACTCTGAGTAGTTGGCGGCAAGCGCCCAATAAGTCCGGGGCAGCGGCCAGTAGTTGCGCGTTAGCTCGCATCTCGTCTGGGGAGATTGTTGAGTCACAGTTGAGCGTGTCGGCGACTATACCACTTTTCGTGAGCAGCATCAAAGTTTCGATCGTCCAATACTCCGGCTGCATATCCGATTGCCGCGCGTCGTGATGGACGGCATACCAGGGCCCTAAGGTATGCTTACTCATATCGCACCCCCTGCGCTTTAGCGACCGCTGCCTTGAGCCTGGCATATACTCGCACAGCTTCGTTTCTCGCTCTAGACGACTCAGAAGTTTCCTCCTCTTCCTCGCAGTCGTATTCCGGCCACGTCTCAATTGCATAAAGACAAGCCGCTAGTAGCTCCGGCGCGGTTGCAACTAGTCTAGCGTTGGCTCGGTTGCCGCAGTCGATCGTTTTGGCGACCCCGGGGACTACGACACGACGGGCATCGCCAGGGGCAACCTGCCATGTCCCCGCTGTATGTTTTGTTAATCTACCCATAGAAACTACCTTTGAAGTATGTGGCCGGATCGGCCCGGCGGCCTGGCAGCGAAAATGCTGCCCACAAACCAATCACACCCAAACTATTCTCGGTCGAGGCGCTCCCATTCAGCGATCTCCGCTGCCGTGGGCCTCCGCTTCCGCCTCGGTAGCGAAGTCCGGTTGTCCGTCAAAGCTAATGATGCGGAATCGCATGTTATGCTCCCTTGTTTCGGACAGCGATCAACTGCGGCAGCTCGCCTTCGAGCCGCTCGCCCAGTGAGACGACTAGCTCCAGCCGAGTGCGCTTGCCGCGCACGGTAGTTTTGACCCGCCACTGCTGCGAATGCTGGCCAGGGCCCACATCTTTGGCCAGCCGCGCTTCGGAGGCTAGCGACTCCAGCTCTTTCGCCGCGCGATCGAAGCCGGGACCGTCGTCGTCTGGCGCGTAGCCCATGATGGCCATGTACTGCTTGACCGCGGCAGCGGAAATGTACCAACGCATCTATTCGCACTCGCTAGCTACCCACTTGCCATCTACCAGCATTCTGACGCCATAGCCGCACAGGTATGACGTGCCTCCTCCGCTCGGATTGGCCGCGCTGAACTCGCGATTCCGCTGATTGCGCACGGCTTCAGCAGCCTCCCGCGTGCTATAGCGCTGACAGACATGGGCATCGTCACCAACCGTCTCCCAATAGACTGCCCACTCTCCATCAGTGTCGGTGTCGTGGATCTCCGTGGCCTTCTCGGGCTCGGGTACGTCGGGAATTTCATCCTTCAGGGACAGTGCCTCCAGTACGACGCCGATATTCTCGGGCAGCTCATCGCCGCCATTGGTGTCCTCGGACACGCACCAATCGTCCTCAGAGCATTGACGGCCGGCCTCGCCATAACAGCCCATCGCGCAGCGCGTCCACTCTGCGATCTGCTCACCGTCGATCAACAGACGGTGGGTGGATGTGACCCAAAGCGCATCGTCGCTATTGAGGCCGTCCGGCGATTCATCATCCGTCTCGATTTCGGCGCTCGCTCCAGCGGCTTTGATGGCCGCCGCTACGACGCGGATAGCCTCGTCACAGCCTTCGGTTTCCAGCAGGGCACGCAATCCAACGATTAGCTCTTCGACGGTCTTCATCTTCGTCTCTCCTTATTTCAGCGCCGCGCTGTGCGGAATGACTGTCAAATGGCGGCTGTTCAACGCACCCATTCAACCTTCGATGGAGCCGCACAGCGCGGCGAAAGGACGCAAAAAGGGGCCGGCGCGGAAATCGTACGGTAATATCACCGTTTCAGAAACCGTACTACCTTCAATGGGGCCGCGCCGGCCCGGAAGAACATTCCTCTGGCTGCGGAAGTCATTGACGGCCCGACGCGCGGCACATGCGGTCCCAGCTATCCAGCTCTGGACTCGTCAGCGATTCGCGCGAAATGACCGTGCCGACGAAGTCCACGTCCGACAGGGCGGCGCGCGACTGGAGTTCCTTGGCGGCGTAAAAGGCGGCGAAAAAGTTTTCCGATCGCATCTCACTGCGCAATTCTTCGACCGTCTTCATCTTCTTCTCCTTTTCTCCTTCAATGGGGCCGGCCGAGGCCGGCGAATGTCGTTGTTGCAATAAATCGCCGATCAAAGGCCCCGCGCCCGCCAACGCCTAACGGCATCACGGAGTGGCTTGGCCGGCCACGGCGAGCGCGGGGGAGTGGCGGTTAGGGGGTCACCTCTATTAGTCATCGTTTTCTCTCTTAGTTAAAGTGTGTCGTGATTCTTCTTAACGCCGCATAATACAATTATACATAGCGGCGCGAATAACGCAACTGATTTTGCAGAGAAATTATTATTCGCGCCGCATAAGAGCTAACAGGCTAAGGGTTTAGGTCTAGGACTTTTTTCTCTTTGGGCGCTTTTTCTTAGGAGCAATAGCTATGCAATCGTCCCCTTGCTCGTTTTTGAACTCGATATACTCTACCTCAGCCTCGGCTTTGGCAGCGCGCCTCTCAGGTTTCTTCGGTCTAGTAGGAGATTTACTGGAGCCTATTTTCGAGCCTCTGGCGGGTTTCTTGGCGGCTTCGGCGTTCGCTTTCTCGCGGGCCGCATCAACCTCGGCCTTACGTTGTGCGATCTCTTGAGCCGAGGGAACGACTTCGATCGGATCTCGCCTGGATTCTCCGAGATCGATCCCACCGAGGGTTACGAGTTCATCAAGCCGGGATATATCGGCTTCGTCTTTGCTGTAAGAGAGTCTTACGTCGGATAGGCTTACCGCTTCATTTCTCCAGTAGGCATTCCAGCCTTTGGCAACGATGGCAAGCTTTTCGGCGGTCGTGCCCCCTTCGGCTAGATTGGCGATGGCTTCGCGCACTGCTGAAACACTTTCCGAGCCGCCCGCAAACTCTGCCCAGAAGTCTTGAGCGCGCGACCAGCAATCCCAAGTAAGCAGACTTTCATCGGCCGAAGCTCCTAGTTCGTGGTATCGGCTCGGGTCCTTCGTGGTTGAGCAGCCCATCAAATACATAATGCCGGCTGCCAAGCCTGGCGAAATGTGGGTTGAGATCCGGTCTCCCGTGTTCTCCTCAAAAATGTGGGTAACACAGGCTTTCAGCCGAGGATGGCGCGCCCAGAAGTCCATTGCCTCAGCGTGAGAGCGTTGCAGAAACTCCGGCTCAAATGAATTACTACCGGCCTGAGTCCGATTCCAAAGTACTCGCAAGCCCCAGCTCGCGATTCTGGAAATAACGCGCCGATCTGTAGTGTTCTTTTCGGCGAAGTGTCCCGAACGGAAAAATACATCGGCCAGCTCGCGGCGCTTAGCGGTATCGACCGTATTGACTACATCGTCGGCATCGTCGATCCCTACGACCAGAATGATCGGGATTGAGACAGGCGAGGGCCATTCAGCTGACCAAGACTCGTTTAGCCCGCGGTCCTGCTCGGCAAGGATCAACCCGATTAGTCGATGCTGACCGCTTACGATCTCGCCGTACTTATCAAGGATGATCGTCTCGCCGTTTAGCTGCCATCGGCGACGGAGCATTTCTTGTCGCCAGCATTCGGCGAGAGCCAGGCTGAAATCCCGGTTTCTGGTATTAGCGACACAGCGGCAGCGCTTTCCATGGCGGTCAGTTAATAAGTAGCCACCCTTGGAGAACTTTACGGCCTCGGTTTCCTCTTCCCACCCCAAAAGTTCCTTTGCATCGGCGGCTGTAAAGTCAGAACGGATAAAGACTTGAGGCTCAGGATAGACAATTTCGCGCTGTTCAGTATCGGGAGCCTGTTGGGCAGTTTTGGGCTTGCGGAGATCCGCGAGTTTAGGGGCCATTCTCACAATCCTTTCCACGTTCGAGCCATCAAACGGAGTTCGTACGGCAACCATTACCGCACTTTAAGTCTTGCTAGAATAAGAGGTTAGGGCTATTTTTGGGAATTTCGCGCCGCCGCGTAGTCTGTAACTAATCGGTCGTATTCTTCGGCTAGTGTTGAGAAGCTTTTGGTCTCGGTTACTGGCATCAACGTACCAAAACAACCGCCGGCCCCGAGGACAGGGATACCTCTACCTCTAGATGCGTCAACGGCGCTTGCTCCGTGGGGAATAAGAAGAGTAATCCGGGCTCTTGTCCCGTCTTCGCCCGTGTCTCCGATTGCCGCGGCGAGACAGAGATTAGGGCAGATTTTCGCTAAAAGCGCCGACAAAAATGGCTTAGGAAGCCGGCTTCTGGGGCGATCCACACCGGCCGACCCATACAACTCGGTCCCCTATCGATGTGACCCTGCCGAAGCCGTAACCGCCCCCGCAAGCATAGACACAGCGTTTAGCCGTCTGGGCTCCCCCGGCGATCAAGCCGGTTCGTGGGGCGTGACAGACAGGACAGAGTGTAGGAAAGCCTGGCGAGATCATCGCGACAGGTCCAGAGGTAGGGCGGGAGATCGGCGGGTAGACTCCGCTAGCAGCAATTGGGGCCATTGTGTTTGCTCCTCTCACATGGCGCTTTTAGGTAGGGCATCCGTAACAGGGATGATTATAAGATCGGCTAGAGAGCTGTAAAGCCCAGAATCTTTTGACTCAGCGAGAGAAAACTTTTCTAGGAAAAGTTTGGCTGAGAAGGGCTATCGAGAGAGGATAGCCTTGGAGACAAGAACTCCGTAAGCTCTTATCTCCATTACTCTTCTACTACATATACACTACTATGTAGTGTGTAGTAGTAGGGTGGTCCGGTGTACATTGTAATATAATCTACTTGACTACGCAAGGGGTCGAAGACCAAGAAATTTCAGAGAGAAGGAAGCCAGCTAACCTCACCTAGCAGGGGTCAGTATCGGACGTTATATTACACCCCGGGAATAACACAGGAAGGGAGTACGAAATGATGAGCCCTGTCGGTAGATTACGGAATGAAGCCGAGATCCGCGGATCATCGAGCGGGAGTTCGAGGCCGCCAACAGGACGCACGAGCAGAAACGGGAAGCGACGCGGCGATACGAGGTAGATCAATAAGAGGAGCGACTGCGATGGATGACCACATGAATTGCTATTGCGTACCTGCCCCTACATCCTGGCGAGATCGCCTGCGGCGTCGGCATCCGACTGCTATGTGCTTCCGCCGAGCTGGCTGGAGTAACACATGCTGAACTCAATCGAAAAAGAATGGCAGTCGTTTTCCGAGATGGTGTTCAAGGGAACGCCGGCCAGCGAAGTTCAACGGCGGGAAATGAAAAAAGCGTTCTTCGCTGGCTACTGGTCGCTGTTCGCGGCCCTGGAGGAAATCGGCGAGCCGCACGTATCCGAGGCCGAGGGCGAGGCGTTCCTTGATGCGCGGCAGGACGAGTGTCGCGAGTTCCTGCGTCGCCTCATAGCCGAATACGCGGAAGGGAATTGACACATGACCCCAGCAGAACAAGTGGCAGAGCGCATCAGGGCGTACCTGCAATCGGGCGCATTGTTCAATCTCGAAATGGCAGACCATGTAGAGGTTCGCGATCTGTTGATTGAAAGCCGGGACGTGCTTGATGCGTTCGCTGCCGAGCGCGCCGCCCATGCGGCGGAAGTCGAGCGGCTGAAAGCGGAGCTTGCTGAGGTTCAGGCAGGCTATCGGCAGCTCGATAGTAATTGGTCCGCGGTCCACGAAGGCGCAATGGCGCCAATTCGTAAGGCCATTGGCAATCTCGACGCTACGGTGCCAGAGATTTGCCAAGCTATCGAGGCTAACCGCGCGGCGGCCGAGGCGTGGGAGTAGCCGGAATGGCAGATCGTTTGTAACAGAGGAGCGCAATCGTGATGCAGGATTATTCGATCCATACGAGTAGCCGGTCGGCAGGATTATTTGGACACTCAGGGCGCAACCGAAAAGCGAGATCGTCTAGCAACGGTGAGTGCAACCGTGATGTGTGATTATTTGAAGGGTGTGAGTACAACCGGAATGTAAGATTATTTGAAGGCCGTAAGTGCAACCGTAACATGTGATTGTTTGAATGGCGCGAGTACAACCGAAGCGGCTGATTATCTGCAAACGTTGAGTGTAGCCGAAGCCTGCGACTATTTGTGACTATGGAGCGTTGTTTTACCTTTTTGTATTGGAGCAAAGTGTGCCAGCCCTAGAAGTCTCAAACGAAATCGATGACGTTACAATCGAACTCTTCACCAAGCTCCGAAAGGATATTCAGCAGAGCGCCGCGGGTCTCACGCGCAGGCATGCCAGGTGGGTCGTTGATATGTATTACTGCTTGCAAGATGAACGAATTCGCGCCGCCGGACAGAAGAGAGCGTCAGCCGAAGGGGGCGAGCCCTATCGTTTAGTCGAATGGATTTTTACATCGATGCGCCAATTCGAGTCGGGCTTAAAGAGCGCTCTCGGAGAATTCGCAAAGGCCTACGCGGTCGGCCGCTGGCTCCAAGCTCAGTACGGAATCGGCCCTGTTATCTCGGCGGGGCTCTTGAGCCACTTCGACATTGCCAAAGCCCCGACCGTGGGGCACATGTGGCGCTTTGCCGGACTCGACCCGACCTGCAAATGGCTGGGGAAAACCGCAGCTGAAGAATTAGTCAAGTCGGTAGTCGGAGATTCAAAAACTCTCACCCAAGACATGGCAACGGCTATCAAAGCAGCTAGCGGCCAACACGAAGTCAACGCGGTGCGCGTCTTTAACGAGGGATTCCGTTCGTTCGATCGGGAATCGACTACGTTAAAGAAAGGCGCTGAAGGGCTAATTTCCTGGCTCTCCGTGAGACCTTACAATGCCAAGCTCAAAGCAATTTGCGCCTATCGTATGGGCGAGTGTTTCGTAAAATTCTCGGGGCGCGATGAGTGCTTCTACGGCCAACTCTACGCGAAGAAAAAGGCCGAGCTAACCGCGAGGAATGAAGCCGGCGAGTATCGGGAGCTTGCAGCGCAATACATGAAAGAACGGCGCAGAATGAAAGGGAGTCCAACCTGGGGGCATTGGAAGGAAGGTAAGCTCCGTCCATTGCAAGTCCACGAGAGGGCTCGACGCTGGGCGGTCAAGCTTTTTCTCTCGCACCTGCATCGAGTTATGTATGTAGACTACCACGGCACAGAACCGCCCGCGCCGTTCATTTTTCAACATCCCGAGCTAGGGGACCATCGGCACTTGATCGACCCTCCACTCTGGCCCCACGATTACGGCGGTAAGCCTCTGCGTGGATTGGCCAACTAAGGAAGCCGAATGCCAAAACGTCCTAGCCCTAGCCATCTGGAACGATCTCGCCTGGCTCAATCAGTAGCAGTATCTAACTCGAGGTGGTATGTCGGAATCGACCCCGGCAAGAGTGGAGGAATCGCGTGGGTTTTCTCGGGAACAGACGCTGTTGTTCTAGCCCCCCTCGGCTCGCTGACAGACAAAGACGTTTGGGACTGTCTAAAGGGGAGCGCGAAAATTCTAGGGCCAAACCTTGTTAATAGGGTTAATAGGCCCGGTTTTGTCTGTATCGAGCGCGTTGGCGGATTTATCCAAGGGAGCAAGCTGCCGGGCTCCGCGATGTTTAATTTCGGGAAATCCGCGGGAATCCTGGAAGGCCTCGTTATTGCGCTTGGAGCGCCCTACGAACTCGTAACTCCGCAAAAATGGCAGAGGACCTTAGGTATTCCTGCGCGTAAGCCGAACGAGTCCAAGAGCAAGTACAAAAATCGGCTGAAGGCGCGAGCCCAGCAGCTATTTCCTTCACAGAATATCACACTAGCGACAGCCGACGCTCTGCTGATTGCGGAGTATTGCCGCCGCACACACCGAGGGGGATAAGATGGACAATAACAATCCTGCGCTTTCTGTTCCTATGACGCTTACACTCCGAGACTGGTTTGCCGGACAGGCGTTATGTGGGATAATTGCTAGCCGTTTTAGCGCCGCCAACGAGGCGACTATTCGGGTGGACAAAAACCTAACAAGCGCTGCATACTTCTATGCAGATACGATGCTCGCCGCACGACTCAGAGAACCTGGAAACCTGGAATGAGAACTCCGTATGAGAGCCATGTTCTTCATTGGCAAGCCTGCAAGCTCTGCCCTTTATGCGATACTAGAAAGCACGTCGTCTTGGTACGTGGGCGGCTCCCCTGCGATACGCTTTTTGTCGGCGAGGCCCCAGGCGAGAGCGAAGATGTGTTGGGTTCGCCCTTTCGAGGTCCGGCGGGGCATTTGCTTGATTTGATTATCGAGCGTGCGCTAGAGGGCTCTGAGGCACGGCCTAGGATTGCGCTAACAAATTTGGTAGCCTGTATCCCCCGGGATGGAGCCGACAAAGCCGCTGAACCGCCGCCTAAAGCGATCCGAGCTTGTGCGGATCGACTAAACGAGCTTGTGCAGATCGCGGACCCGAAAATCATCATCGGAGTCGGTAAGCTAGCCGAGAATTGGTTGCCGAAACTGTTGAGCCCGACCTACGTGGACTGCCATACGGTAAATATCGTGCATCCGGCGGCTATACTACGGGCCCCTGTTGTAAGCCGTGGGCTGCTGGCTCAACGCTGCGAAGTCGTGTTGGCAAGCGCGTTTTACCATTTTGAAAGGTCCTAGCCATGCTGGTGCTTTCAAGGAAGAAAAACGAATCCCTCGTGATTGATGGCGGTCGAATCGTAATCGAGGTGGTCGAGATCCGAGGAGATAAGGTTCGGCTCGGAATCGAAGCCCCGCCGGAAATCTCCGTGCATCGGCGCGAAGTCCAAGACGCAATCAACCGCGAAACCTCAAGAGCAAAGGAAAAGAGTAATGCAGAGAGTAGCCAAGAAAACAAGCAATCTCGCGGCAGCGATTAAGCGCGCCAAGCAAAAGTGCCCATCGATGGACACGGCTCCTCTCTGGAGTGGTCCTAGCGGCGCAGGACCTAACGGGGGAGTAACCCAAGGCCTCTTGAGCAGATTCCTTGTCTGTCGGGAGCGATTCCGACTCTACGCGGTAAAAGGACTGCGCCCCGCTGATACCTGGAATCATCGACTAGGCTACGGCAATATGTGGCACATTTGCGAAGAATCTCAGAGTCTGGAGCCTCTTCGCAGTTATGTCGAAACTCAGTGCAAGCGCTATCCACTCCAGCAAGAGCAGATTTTGCACTGGTATAGTGTCTGCCAAGCGCAATTTCCGATCTACGTCCGTTATTGGGCTCAGCACCCCGAGACAGAGCAGCGGACTACGCTATTGAGCGAGCAGACTTTTGACGTACCTTATATCTTGCCATCGAAGCGCATAGTTAGATTGCGCGGCAAATGGGACAGAGTAGAGCTTATCAAAAAGGGGAAAGAGGCTGGAATCTACCTCTTCGAGCACAAAACGCGGGGGGACATTAACGAGCAACAAATCAAGCGCCAACTGACATTCGATCTCCAGACGATGTTTTATTTGGTGGCGCTCGAATCTCACATTCCAGATATTTGCCGAGCCCTATCGTTCGGTCGTAACTTAGGCCTGAAGGGAGTCCGCTACAACGTTGTGCGCCGTCCACTTAGCGGTGGCAAAGGCACAATCGTCCGCCACCAGCCGACCAAGAAAAACCCCCAAGGGGAATCGGCGGAAGAATTCTACGCTAGACTGGCTGGTATAATCGCCGAATCCCCCGAAACCTACTTTGCGCGCTGGCCTGTTGGAGTCTCGGGAGCGGACATAACAAGATTCTGGCGCGAATTTTTAGACCCGATTCTAGAGCAACTGTGCGAGTGGTACGATTGGATACTGAGTAATCCGTCCGATGTGTTTAGAGCGCCGCGTGAAGATCCTTATAGGGCTGTCCATTGGCGCCATCCGTTCGGAGTTTTTAATCCGCTCGACGAAGGTGGCAGTAGCGACGTTGACAGCTACCTCGAATCGGGTTCGACAGTAGGGCTGCGCGTAACGGATATACTCTTTGAGGAGCTAGCCTAACATGCCCACGGTAGGGAACAAGCAAAGCAATCGCGCTCCGGCAGCGAAACGTCCAACGGATCAAGCTTCGGCATGGGATCTGGTGGACTGCGTTCGGATGCTGCTCTATGGACAGAGCGGAACAGGCAAGACGACTTTCGCGGCGACTTTTCCAGGGCCTATCCGCTGGTTTATTTGCTCTGGTGGGGATAAGCCGGGCGAGCTGCGATCGATCAACACTCCAGAGTACCGCAAGAAAATTCATCCTACGATCATTCGCAATAGTGACGACTTGCGCGCTAGCCTCGAATCAGATACCGGCGAATACGCTACTACGGTGCTCGACCACGCCAGCGGTCTGGCCGATCTCCATTTGCGCGAAGTTTTAGGCATCGACTCGCTACCCGCTCAGAAACAGTGGGGAATCGCCCAACAGCAGCAATGGGGCGAGGTAGCTCTACGGTGCAAGGAATGTTTTCGAGCCCTCTTGAATCTGCCGGGGAATGTCGTCATTATTGCCCAGGAACGAATCTTTGGCGGTGGCGACGAACAGGGGGTGGCTGATTCAATCACTCCAACCGTTGGGGCGGCTCTGATTCCCTCGGTTACAGGCTGGCTTAATCCGGCTTGTGATTACGTTGTCCAGACGTTCAAGCGCCCCGTAATGATCGAAAAAGCGGTTTCTATCGGCGGCAAGAAAACCGTTCAAAGACAGCGCGGAAAGGGGGTAGAATACTGCCTGCGCACCGGGCCACATGACGTGATGATGACCAAGTTTCGCCTGCCCAAAGGCTCTCCGCTTCCCGAGGAAATCGTTGACCCTGATTACTCGAAAGTGCTAGCCGTGATTGAAGGTCGATACCAAAGTCCCTAACCCAATTTTGGAGCAAAGTCCATGCCCGCAACGAAGTCAAAGGTTGACCTCAGCAAGTCCTTGAAAAAGCACGCGAAGGACGAAACCGATTACGGCGTCGATCTGTCGCGGCTTCCGGCCGGAATCACGAACGGAATTGCCGAATTGGTCGAGGCCAAGCTCAGTGTTTATGCCAAAGGTCCGAATATCGGCCAAAAGTTTTTGTACCTGGCTGGCACAGTGATTGAACCCATATCCGTAGTCGAGCAGGTCAAGTCGTGGGACGCCTCGCTTGCCGGCGGCAAGGGTGGAGTCAGAATCGCGCCACCGGTCGAAAAGAGGGTCCGAGGCCTAAGGACCTCGGTTATGATTCCTCTGTGCGACACGAAAAACGCTGCTGGCGAAGTCACGGATTATGACGAGCATGTCAAGCGCGCTCTGAACGAGCTGCGCAAGTTGGGCGGAGAGGAATGCACGGCCGACGTTGAGACGGAAGAGGATCTTATCGCATTGCTCGCGACACTCAAGGAAGCGGCCCCCCGATTCAAATTCGGCACCTCGACCAGCGGAGATCCTACGGCCCAATACCCCACTCAGAGGGTATGGGAAAACTGGTACGGAACCAAAGATGTCGAACAGGGCGGAGAACCTGAAGCTGAGGCCGTACAGGACGATACAGGGCCTCTAGCCGAGGCTACTGAGGAGGAGCCCCAAGACGCCGTCGAGTCCCCTGGGGACGATCCTACGGCTCTAGCCGAGGCCGCCGACGGGGGGGACGCAGACGCGGGAACCAGGCTAAATGACTTGGCACTTGAGGCCGGAATCTCGCAAAAGAAGATCGACGGGGCCAAGGATTGGGGTACGGTCGCAGGCTGGCTTTCAGCCGAAACGAGCGAGAGTGAAGAAGACGAGTGGGAGCCGGCCGTTAAGGAAGTCTACGGCTACAAGCCGAAGGGCAGCAACGGCAAGCCAGGAAAGGAGTCCGACCACGAAGTTCTGTCGGTTAACACAGAAGCAAAGACGGTCACACTCAAACACTTCGACAGCGGGAAGGTCGTGTTAGGCGCGAATAAGAAGCCCCTGGCCGTCTCGTGGGATGATTTGATCGGCAAAGAATAAGCAAGCTCTTTGCTCCGCGCCGGGTGGGAGTCTAGTCCGTCCACAACTAGCCCCACTCGGCGCGTTTTTGTTGAGCTAATATGCCCTCGCGAAGATCAAGCGAAAGCCTCAGCGATCGGCTTAAGCGGCTCGGGGCTCGGGATGAGAGCCAGCGAAGTTGGAAGCTTCGCCCCGAGATTCTACTTTGTCCGAATGTTCCCAAGCCTCTGCACGGAGTCGCGCCGCGTATTGTCTTGGGCTCCACCTGGTGGAACAAGGAACGTCGAGCCGCATATGCTTCGACGGACTTTCATTGCACAGCTTGTGGAGTGTCGAAGTATCGAGCGCTTTTTCGGCACTGGCTCGAAGGCCACGAAATTTACAGGATTGATTACGCTCTTGGTCGGGCGACTTACCTGGAGACGGTTCCACTCTGCCATGCCTGCCACAACTTCATTCACGACGGCCGCTTGGGGGCACTACTTGAACGCGGAGAGTGTACGCAATCTAAGTACGATGCCACCCTAAGACACGGGCAAAACGTGCTGGACTCTGCGGGATTAGCGCGACTCGGTTATTACGCGGGTCCGATGGCTGCCTGGCAGGATTGGCGGCTCGTAATCGGAGAAGCAGAGTATCCGCCTAGGTTTCAAAGCTACGAAGAGTGGGAACGCTACTGGCAGTATGGAACGGAGTGACATGCCGCAACCCAAGCTTGTTGCGCTAGATTGTGAAACTACGGGACTTGACCTCTGGCACGGGGCAAAACCTTATCTCGTCACGACCTGCGACGAGAGCGGGAATCTGGCCTATTGGGAATGGCCGGTCGATCCTCTTACCCGCGAGCCCTCGATTGTGCCCGACGATCTCGAAGAGATCCGTGAGCTGATTCGATCGGCCGACCAGCTTGTCTTGCAGAATCCCAAGTTTGATTTTGCGGCTTTGCGCTCGATAGGGATATGGGGCGAGGGAGAAGATTACGCAACGTGGCCCAAAGTGCGCGATACACTCCTAGCGGGTCACTTGCTGGCCAGTAACGCGCCACACGATCTAACGTCGATGGCTCTGGTTTATCTGGGCGTCGATATTGAACCGCTTGAAAAGGCCTTGGAAAAAGCCTGTCGGGCGGCCCGTAAATTAGCCGAGCGCGATTATCCAGGGTGGCAACTTGCGGCCAAAGGGCGGCAAGATATGCCTTCAGCCAGAGAGAAAACCTGGAAGTACGATGCCTGGCTTCCGAGTGCTCTCGCAGCGGCTAAAGGTTATCCTACTGACCATGAATGGTATACGGTTACATCAGACTATGCGAACGCGGATAGCTCTACGACAGTCGCGCTCTACATCAAACAGAAAGAGGAGCTAAAGAGGCGAGGATTAGATCGAATCTATGCCGAACGGCTTAAGCTATTACCGATCGCCTATCGAATGGAGAATCGTGGCATCACGGTCAGTAAAAAGCGCCATAGCGAACAACGAAAGGAATTCGGAAACCGCGTCGCAGAGCTAGGCACGACAATGCAAAAGATTGCCTACGCGCACGGGGGTTATGAACTCTCTCTGCCAAAGGGAGCCAGCGTTAATAAATCGCTGAGAACTTTTGTCTTTGATACTTTAGGCCTTAAGCCGATTCGCAATCCGAAAGCTAAAACAGACGCGCCAAGCCTGGACGCGAAGAACGCTATACCCTATTACCTCGATACACTGCGACCGGGCTCGGTGCCCCATGAATTTATCAAGGCCCTGGCAGCGCGCCGGACATTCGGGACTGCTTTAGGCTACCTCGATAGTTACGCGCAATACTGGCTGCCAATTGACAGAGCGAAGCAATGGTTTGTTCTCCATCCTTCGCTCAACCCGACAGGAACCGATACTCTACGCTGGTCGTGTTCAAACCCGAATGCCCAGCAGATCGGCAAAAAGGCAGAGGCGAACATACGCCATGGCTTTGGTCCTGCCCCCGGTAGAGAGTGGTGGTCCCTGGACGCAAAAAACATCGAACTACGCATCCCTGCCTACGAGTGCGGAGAGCAAGAGCTGATTGACCTCTTCGAGCGCGCCGATGAACCACCCTACTATGGCAGCGAACATCTGCTGAACTTCTCTACAGTCTACCCCGATATTTGGGCTGAGGAGCTTGCGGCCGTAGGGATCGAGAAAGTTGGACCTCATATCAAAAAGAAGTACGCTTCAACGTGGTACCAGCGCTGTAAGAACGGGGATTTCGCGGTAGGCTATGGTGCCGTTGATAGACCCGACGGAGCCGGGACGGCAGACCGGACTTTCGGACGCCCTGGCAGCCACGCGAGATTGAAATCCAGATTCGCGAAGAAAGAAAAGCTCAACCAGTACTATATTGCGCAAGCGGAGAGGTTCGGCTATGTCGAAACGCTTCCCGATCGGACGGTTGACCCAAGTCGAGGCTATCCCCTTTTGTGCTCGCGCAGTGATTGGGGAAGAATCCTACCGACGGTCCCGCTAAATTATCATGTGCAGGGGACTGCCTGTTGGGTACTCGGCCGCATGATGGTGGCAACCGAAGCCTACCTGGCCGAACTCAATCGCGCTGAGGGAGCGGAAAACTATTGGCTCATCATGCAAATCCATGATGAGCTGGTCTTGGATTTTCCAGCGGTCCCAAATCAAGGGAATCTCGACAAGATCGTTGCTTTGAAAACAAAGCTTGACAGAATCGGCGAAGATTTGGTCCCCGCGGTTCCGACCCCGTTAGGGATCGAATACCACCCCGACACCTGGGCAGAAGGGATCGCTATTGCCGCGTGAGTGGCACGAGTTACTGTAAACCAAAAGCCGCCCGCGGATCTAAAATCCCGCGGGCGGCCAATGAGAGGAACGCGGATCGCCTAGGCTACAGCAGCGGCGGGAGCGGCCTCGGCAGCTTCGGCGACTTGAGGCTCTTGCACCGGCTTAGGAGTTGGCGGCGGCTTTTTCTTCGCCTTAGGGGCCGGCTTCGTTGCTTTCACTGCTTTGGGAGTGGGCTTTGCCTTGGGATTTTTCTTGGGGGACGACTTGGGTTTCTTGGCCGGAGACTCGGCTTTGTTGACTTTATTGGGGGCAGGTTTCTTGCTCCGCGGGTTTTTCTTTTTTGGTTTGCTACTCTTAGGTGTCCCGTCGGGATTGGAGTCCCACGGGCGGCCGAGGGCAACCAAGTGCTTTTCCCTGCTGTACGAATTGACCTTACCGGCTTTCAAGTGCTCGCGGCCGAGGGCTGTCAGACGGTATACTTTGGCGTCTGTATCGGGGTCGAGTTGGCAGCGAACTCGCTTGGCGGTGACTTCTCCGCGTAGCAGAATTGGCGGCTGCCCGCTTCCGTAGGGGACATTCAACCGCTTGTAGATTTCGCGCAAACTAATGCCGTCCGAGTGCTCCGGCAGCTTGGCCAAAACCTTAAATAGACGCATACGACCGCTTTCTTTTTTCTCTTTTGGCATGATAAGGGCTCCTAGATAGAAACTGGGCTGGCGAGCAACGGCGCTCGACTTCCTATAGTATAGGCGCCGTTTAACAATCGCGCCAGAGGAATTTCGATAAAATCCGAGGTAAAAACGCCATGCCCAAAGTAGCCCTACAGATTCCGCAGACGCTTCGACCTTACCAATTCCACGGCGCGGAGTTGCGTTATCGCGAAAACGAAGCAAACGTCTACGGTGATTGTCTTATCTGCGGGCGCGCTGACAAGTTTTCGGTTGAGGTAGCTACGGGCCGTTGGCGCTGTCTGAAATGTGGGGCATCGGGAAACGCTATTACGTTTATCCGGCAGCTTTGGGAAATGTGTTCAGCAGATGCCGTGCCTCTTAGTCATTTGGTGGCCGAACGCAAGCTCCTCAGCTCGGAAGTCTTAAAGCTCTGGGGGGTCAGAATCTCTCCTCTTGGGGTGCCGCTTGTGCCGGGCTACCAGATCAACGGCGAGATCGGAACTCTTTACCGATACGCGCAGGGTCCAGGCGATAAGAAAGCGATTCTGCGCGCTACATCGGGACTGCACACATACCCGTACGGCGTGAATGAATACGATTCTGACAAACCTATCCTCTACATTTGCGAGGGGCCATGGGATGGGGTGGCTCTGCTCGAAGTGCTAAAGCGCGTAAAGTATGGCGGGGATGGGGAATTGCTTTTGACCTCTGACGTTACCCATAGCCTGGCAGCCAGAGCCAACGTGATTGCGATCCCAGGCTGCTCGTCTTTCTCTGCGAATTGGCTACAACTTGTTGCTGGTAAACAAGTTGTGTTGCTATTCGATAACGATCATCCGAAGACCGACCCAAACGGTAAGCAGCTCTTGGGAGCCGGCTACCTCGGCATGCGGCGCACAGCCAAAATCTTGTTAGGGGCTAAGCCGGAGTTGCGACCGGCGGGAATCGAATATCTCAGTTGGGGAGAAGGTGGACACGATCCGAGCTTATCCGACGGCTACGACGTGCGGGATTTGTTGACTGCTAATGGGCTCCGATTGCGCGATAGGATTGCCGGCCTGCAAACTCTCTTAGGCAAAATCCATCCTGTCCCCGACGAGTGGAAGGGAGAATCTTCCGAAGGTAAGGGGGGTTCGGACGATCTAACATGCTTGTCTTGTCGAGACTGGCGCGAGCTAACCCAGGCTTGGCGCAGGGCCCTTAAATGGACCGAGGGGTTAGAGCGGGCATTAGCGACAATGTTGGCTTCGGTCGTGAGCACTACGCTTCTGGGGGATCAGCTTTGGGTCAAGATTGTTGCTCCTCCAAGCACGGGAAAATCGACGCTTTGCGAAGCTCTCAGCGTCAATAAAGAGTACGTAATCGCTAAAAGTACCTTACGCGGGTTTCATTCGGGCTGGGGCGACGGTGGAGAGGACCATAGCCTTATTACGGCTATCGCCGGCAAGACTCTCGTGATTAAAGACGCCGATACCTTGCTACAATCTCCAAATCTTGGTCAGATCCTCAGCGAAGCCCGCGACCTGTACGATACGACTTCGCGCAGTAGCTACCGGAAAAAGAGCGTGAGTCGTGACCACGAAGGAATACGCATGACGATGATTCTTTGCGGAACATCCAGCTTACGCAGGCTCGACAGTAGCGAGCTAGGAGAGAGGTTTCTTGATTGCGTGATTATGGACGGGATTGACGACGAATTGGAGGAAGAGATTTTAATGCGCGTAGCGAGCAGAGCCGATCGGAATGTGACTCGCGAGGCGAACGGCCAGCTACAATCTCAATATGATCCCGACCTTGCGACGGCAATGCGCTTAACTGGTGGATACATAGATTATCTGCGTAAGAGCGCTTCGGAGCTGTTGGCCCAAGTCGAGATGGATGAAGAATCCAAACGGCGAATTATCCTACTCGGAAAATTCGTAGCCTACATGCGAGGCAGGCCCTCAACCAGCCAGGAAGAATCGGCCGAGCGAGAGTTTGCCGCGCGTCTCGTTTCGCAGCTCGTGAGGCTTGCGAAGTGTATGGCGGCAGTGCTTGGTAAGAAAGCCGTCTCGGACCCGCTTGTCATGCGCCGAGTGAGAGCCGTTGCCCTCGATACGGCTCGCGGTCGAACCCTCCAGCTAACGAAACTGCTCTACGAGGCCGGCGAGGGGGGAATGCAATTAAGGCAGTTGGCGAGCAAGACAGGTCACAGCGAAGAAAAAGAGCGCGTCTTGATGCGATTCTTGAGCCAGATCGGGGCAGTCAAGTCATTTCAGCCAGTAGCGACTAATAAGCGGGGAGAGGAAATTAAGCTGCCTAAGGCCTGGAAACTAACGGATCGAATGCGGGAACTCTATCGTGAGGTTGTAGCGGATGCCGAAGCGACCAGAGACTAATCCACTTGTCCCATTTTGGCAAACTACCGACGGGGGTAGTCTTTGCCGACTCTATTGCGGCGACGTTATCGACGTACTTCGGCGCCTGCCGAGTCAATCGGTTCAGTGTGTCGTGACAAGTCCGCCCTACTGGGGCCTGCGAGATTATAGAACAGGCACTTGGGAAGGTGGTAACAAGACTTGTAACCATATGTCGAGAGCCACAGGGGGCAACGTCAAGCAAGGTAAGAATAAGGGGAATAACGGCGAACCAGATTCGCCGTTTGGGGCCGTCTGTGGAATTTGCGGGGCGCTTCGAGTCGAAGATAAACAAATCGGGATCGAGCGAACACCCGAGGAATTCGTAGCTAAGCTAGTCGCGGTCTTCGCTGAAGTGAGGCGCGTACTGAGGGACAATGGAACAATTTGGCTGAATCTAGGGGATACATATAACGGCGGCCCCCCGGGAAGTTTGAATTCAATGCAGTCGAGCAATGCTGGATCTTTTGAGGCGCGTCGCCAAAAGATCCAGTTGCCGAGTGGAAACCTCGTGGGAATACCTTGGCGGGTTGCTCTAGCTTTGCAGTCGGATGGTTGGGTACTGCGCCAAGACATTATCTGGCACAAGCCTAGCCCCATGCCGGAGAGTGTCCAGAATCGATGTACTAAGTCGCACGAGTATATATTTTTGCTCGCCAAATCGATGGGATATTATTATGACGCCGAAGCAATTAAGACCCCTGCCGAGCCGTGTGAGCGAGTAGTTAGCGGAAAGTCTGGATCACTAGGTCAGGCAATTGCGTCCGGTAAAAAGCCGTCAGGGAACGCTATACCGGGGTCAGTGATGAGAAGCGGCGACTTGCCAAATCGCCGATCGGTTTGGACCGCGGCGGCACAATCCTATCGAGGGGGTCACTTCGCGACGTTTCCGACGGCAATTGTAGAGCCCTGTATCTTAGCTGGATCACAACCGGGAGATATTATTCTCGACCCGTTTATCGGATCGGGGACAACCGCCGCCGTAGCAATCGGGTTAGGCCGACGATGTTGGGGGATCGACCTTTCGGACTCCTATCTGCGCAATAACGCAATTGTCAGAATTGAAGGGGAGCTATTTAGCCGACCAGCCCTGGCGCATCTGGCGGGAAAATCCAGGCACCGAATTACTAGATGAAAGCCTTGCTATGATCCCTAGGCGCCAGCGCAAACAGCCTCGCCAACGGCGAAAAACCGCTCCGGCTAAGCTCAAACATTTACGTCTGCGCAAGCAGTCGGGGCCGATCGAATACCGAGGATTGGCAATCAGCGAGGTCGAACTTGATTTGTTGCTGGCGATTGATGAGCAATTGGGATTGCCGGATTCCCTACGGAATCGCATGTTAGAATTAAAGGCCGACTTCGTAAGCTACCTTGAAAAGTTGGCCGAGGTCACAAAACGCGCCAAGAGTAACAGCTTTTGGATTGAGCTGGAACGAATCGAACAAGAGCGAATTAACGACCGAGTGAGAGCGGATCGAGCCGGACGGGCCTATGCCGAAATATACCCCGAGCCGGCACACTTAACGTCGAAGCAACTACGTCGGTTGCTCGAAAAGGAGAAGCTAAGTGGCATACTTGGAAAGAAGCGCGGCGCTAATCGCAACCGAAAAGGCGCGAACAATTCCTCCTAACTTTGACGCCGATCCGATCGAAGCTGGTATGGGGGGCTGTCCTTGGAGGATTCTAGTAATCGGGGTTCTGCGCTCGAATATGGCCGAGATAAAAGACCTTCCGAAGATCCTTAGCACGCTACTAGGCTTCTGGCCCGACGCTAGAGGCCTCGGTCATGCTGACGAAATGGCTTTGTATGAGGCTCTCGACACAGTTCCTTACGCCAGCCGTTGCAGCCGAACGCTACGAAAGCTTTGTCGGTGTTGGGATAGCTCATATTGGGAGAGCGTACTTGACCTGCCGGGGATCACTCAGCACTCTTTATCGGCTCTTGCGGAGTATGTAATATGAGCGTCGAATTGCATCTGGCTACGATGGATCAAATTACAGACGAGATTCATCGAAGAACTCTTGGTCTGTATGTACTGGTCCTTATCGATGAGCGCACAATGTCTCTTGACATCTATGGTTCAGAGCAAGACGGTAGTATCGAGGGGCTTTTGAGTGCTGGTTTGGATCCCCTTAAAAACGGGAAGCCGTACACGAGCCTCAAAACCGATGTTGAACCCGGCGAGCCGCTATGACATTCCCTGAGTTTTGATCTCTGGAGACAGCAACCATGCCAAACGTCGATCCGCGATTAGCGCCGGTGGCTGTTATCGTGAGCCCCGATGCACCAGAGCTAAGGCCTTCTATGTCGCCCGTGCCCTTCGCAATTACTTCCAGACGATCCGCGTATTCGTTCCACACGTAGCAGCAAGTGGTGGCACGATGATCGCAATGGCAGGTAAGGAACTGGAGAACTTCGGTATGTACCGATTATTGTCGACAGGATCGTCGCGCGGCATTGGTGCTGCTTCGACGACGTTAACGAAGCTCTCGACATGGCCGAATGGCTCAACAAGAGCTTGCCAAAGATTCAACAGGCCTGAGCAGTCTACGGATTAAAACCTAGGAGTCGAAAATGGAGAAAATTGATTACGAATCGGAATACGAAGCGCTGCGAGAGTATCTGAATGCTGCTCGCGGTTGGCCTAGGGGCTCTATTTCGTTGACTTGGTTGGATGGATGGTGGCTTTATGTGGGGCCGTATCCGCTAGTGCTTAAAGGTGAAGAAAAAGCAACCTGCTTTACTACGGCCAAAGAAGCGGTTGCAGCGCTGAGACGTTACATGGAGTATAACGCTCCGTTTTTTCGACCGGAAGAAGAGTAGGATAGGTGCTAGCGGAGTTTATGGGGGGCTAGTGTAATTGCAGCACACGCCACCTGGGTTGAGTCCAAAGGGCTGTGACACGGCCAGCCACGACCCGGGATAAAGTGCGTAGAGCCGGTGTACGATTCCGGTCCCCCTCCTAACTTAGAGGACGATCCAATGACAGCCGCCAAGATGGGACGCCCGCGACTTCCGCCCGAAGCCCTCCGCGCAAAGCCCCTGCGAATCCGTCTTACGAAGGCAGAGCGCGAAGAGATCGACCGAGCCGCTAACGGTCAATCGTCAACGTGGGCTCGCGAGATTCTTTTGCAAGCCGCCAGAAGAGTAGAGAAGGGCGACATTTAACTTACAAGTTATATCTGTGAAAATAACTCGTCACGGCTTCAGCACCGGAGCAGAAAATCGAACTAGGACGGCCCTCCCGCAGACTTCACCCCAGCAACAAGCTTCACATTTAGATAGGAGTTAACCGGCTTCCATGTGGGCTTGCTTTACGCGCAGCTTTATTCGGTCGATTCTCTCTCGAAGCTGGTCAGGGCGCATGCCGAGATCCTTGGCAGTTTGAACTCCTAGACCCTTCGCGGCGACATACGATAACAGCTCGAAGTCTACGCGCGAGAGATTTGCCGAGGCTGTGGCCTCGCGAGATAGAGGCTCAATCTCAGCCTCGATCAATGATGGGATGCGCGTACGTTCACGGGCCAAGCGCCGTTTCAAGCGTGAGCAAGCTCTAAGCGCGTAAGTGACAGCCAACGTCGTAGGCTTGATGCCACGGGAAGGGTCAAACCTCGTAGCAGCGCGCCAGACGGCATCTCCTATAGAGCTGCCGTACTCACTGTCGGAGACGGGATGCCCATAGCGTTTACAAGCGGCCATAGCGGCTTTGAGCATGGCCGAAAGGTCTAGGCTACTTTTGACTTCGACCTCGGCTTTTTGGCAGCGCGAGATGGAGGAGCGAGAAACTTGAGCCACTTCGGAACCTCCCAAATTACAGACGGTCGGCCTGCGCCAGAAGAGGCCTTGATTCGATCCACGCGGCGAGCTAAGCCTAAGTGCTGTAAGATGTAAAGTAATTCGCTGACATTGTGATTCGTGAGCTTGTTTCCGCTTGCCTCGGCAATGTCGCGCCGGGTTACACGAGACTTTTCTTTGCTGGCGATGTGCCTCATGCGAATCCCCAAAAGTGTACAAGAAAAAAACTAGATTAACCGGCAAAGTATAGCACAGCTTGCCGGATAGAATTTCACGTAGTCGGAGAGAAAGGGAGCCCTAGACATGAGCAGTGTTACTACAACCCCAGCCACAACAATAACTCCAGCGGCGGCAACAGCTTCGGTAGTAGCAACCCCGTCCAATTTGCAATCCTTGCTTGTTTCGGCGCTTACTGCAACAGAGGCCTACGCGAAAGAACAGCTTGCCGGCGGATTCAAATACGCGATCCTATTCCGAGTATTGCGCTACGGTGTTGACCAGTTGGTAATCGCGGCCGAACAGGATCTAACTTCGACGGGAGCGCAGAAAAAGGCAGCCGTTCTAACAGCGGCCGATTCGATTGTCGATATGGCTTTTTCGGCTGCACCCGGGGGAGTTTCGCTATTTGATCTCCCGGCCAAGGCCTTCGTCAACCATTTTCTACCGGGCATTATCGACGGCATGATTGAAGGTGCAATAGCCACTTTCCAAACGTTGAATCTCTCCCTTGCCGCGTCATTCCAGACTCCAGCCCCTACGACGGCAACTATAGCGCCCTAACCCCATAAGGCCCAAAATGGACCCTCTCACGCTCGCAGGATTCGTTTTCAAGTTCATCGTAGTCTGCGCGATTCTGGTCTTGGTTCTGATTCTTGTCGTACAGTTTGCCAGAAGTAAGAATCCTCAGCCATACGCGCCGCAGAATCCGCCCTACTATGTCGCAACTCCCTCGCAGGTCGGCATAGCTCAGGCTCCCGAATACCGGCCCGACGAAGAGAGCTTGTTGAAAGCATTCCAGGCTATGCGTGGGCACTTTGTTGCGCGCAAAGACATAGCACGATTAAAGGTACTTGAGCAGCTTTTGCCGGGCCTGTTGATGCCGAAGTTGCCTAGCGACACGGGAGGAAAGACAGCGGACGCCGCTCCGGGTGCCGCATGAATCAACAACCTCAAGGTCCGAGCAAGCCGCTAACAGTCTTTGCGGTTGCTCTCTGCTTTCTCTATCTCGCCCTCGATAGCGGCGCGATACTCGGCCCGGCTCCGATCCCGGAGTACGGAATTCGGTGCATGATCGTCTATGACACCGAGCCCGCTGCAATGGCGAAGATGCAGCAGGATTACCCGGGGCAATTCGAGATTCTTAATTCGACCGGGCCCGGGTCAGTGCGAGAGTGGTTAAACGCGCATTGCATCCAGGAATCGCACGGTTCGGCTAAGAGCGAACCTGCTTATCGATTGCTCGACAAAGACCAGCCCGACGGCCTTAAGTTCGATGATCCGATTTGGCAACGCGCCTGGCAGCGGCCTAGAACTAGCCTGCCGTGGATCATCGCCAGCAACGGCCGTACTGGATTCGAAGGACCGCTACCAAATGACCCTCAGGCCCTAATCCGAATGCTCAATCAACTCAATTAGAGGTTGGGGATTTGATGCTTTACGCGGGTGAAAAAGTCTATGACGAGTCGAATTTTCGCGAACTGATCGGCGACGGTACGCGCGTCTTTGCCGGGGGAGAATGGCGGCTGTTGGCTGCTCGACCGCCGCTAGGAGATGAACCCCACCCCCGATCCTTTAGCGTTCCGTGGGAAGTAGCCGGCATTCCTATCCCGCCGCGTAATGAATGGTCGGCGATGCTCAAAGAGCAGATCGCAAGAAAAGCGCGAGTCAGCGATTATTGCGATTTCCCCCCCTACGATCAGGACGGAACTCCACAATGCGCTACGGAAGATACCGAAGTTCTGACCGAAAGGGGTTGGATTCCGTGGCCCGATTATAACTGGTTAGATTTGCTGGCGACGGTCAACCCCGAGAATGGCGTCTTGGAGTTCCAACCGTGCTTACAGAAGCATGTCTATCGCCGCCGCGGGGAAATGATTTACAGCTCGAACCGACGGCTCGATTTCGGTGTTACTCCGAACCATCGCATGTTTGTTCGGAGATGGGACCAAAAGCGCAAGACTCTCTCGGATCAATACTCATTCCAGCTCGCTAAGGATTTGGGATGGTACGTAGGTCTAATGCACGCCCCACGAAGCTGGAGAGGAACCAACTTCGTCAAGCTCGGAGTACCTGGAGATCGGGTATACGCAGGCGATGACTTGATTGCCCTCTTGGGGATGGTTTGTTCGGATGGATATGCGGGGGGCACGGCCAATACCAAAAACTGGGTAGGCTTCTGTTGCTTCCGTCCCGAACGGCGCAAGCTTGTCGAGCTTCTTGCAGCACGTTTGGGGTTCCGGGAACTCCCTAGCCGGCCTGGAGTCTGGGTCAGATATGACGCGGGAGCCCTGGCAGATTGGGTACGCGAAACTTGCTACACGTCGCGAGAGTTGGGGGCGCTCAACAAGAAAGCTCCAGAGTTTCTACGCTGGGCTTGTCCGCGCCAGATTGAAATCTTCCTTGATTATTTTGGAGATCAATCGCACGACGAAGACCGGGAAAAGGTTTTCTATAGCAGCAGCAAGCGGATGATCGATGATCTGCAAGAGCTTCACTTACGCCTCGGAAAGCGGGGCGGCGTCTTCTTTGAAGATCCAAAGCCCCACATTCTACCCAGCGGAGAGACGAACGAACGCCCCTCCAGGCGCTACCGACTCTATGCCAGCAGGACGGACAGCCTTTGCCTCGACCGTAAGAAGCATATCGAGTGGGATAGGTATAACGGGTTTGTTTACTGCGCTTCGGTGGCTAACGGAACTCTCATTACGCGCCGGAATGGCTCTGTTTTGATTTCCGGCAACTGTTGGGCTAATGGCCCTGCGCAGGCTATGACGATAATGCGGCGCATCCAGCATTTACCGCATAAGCAAATCAGCGCCGCGAGCTTTGCCGTTCCTATCTCCGGCGGACACAGCGGGGGATGGGAAGGAAACGCGCTTAAGTATGCGGCCGAACATGGGGGAGTCTCGACCGATCTTTGGCCCAACTATTCTTGCGACGGGAGCCTGCAAAACAGGCCGGAAGTAATCGCGGATCGACCGAAGCACAAAGCCCTTAAGTGGGTCGATTGTGGGAGCGTCTTTGAGCGGTATATGGCCATGTGCCTGCTGACTCGACCCGGCGCGTTCGCCTACAATTGGATGAGCCACGTTATGTGTATGTGTGACGGCGTAGAGATCGAACCCGGCAGCTTCGGACTGCGCGTGAGGAACAGTTGGGGCGAGTGGGGGGCCAAAAATGACCTCGGGTTCGCGGGATTCGCAGTGTATCGCGAGGGGCACGGTACGCCGGATAGCGGATTCCACCTGCTGCAAGTTACGGCGAGCTATAACTAGCGGATGCTGCGCCAATCCCTTCCGATGTATCAAGTTCATTTGCTCGAGTTACTGTTTTCGCTAATGCTCTTAGCGGCGCTCGTAACAGTAATGACGTTCATCGCCCGTAAGCTCCCCCTGTCGAATAAATTGAGGCCTTTGGCCTACGCGGCTGTCGTGGTAGTCGCCCTCGTGTTTCTGATTCACATTTTCGGAGTGCTCTAACATGCCCCCTACACCGCCGGGAATTGGGCTGCCCGATCTCTCAATCCTCGAACTCTTAAGGGATAGCTACCTGATGGCTTGGATTTTGTACCACCCCGGCAAGATCATTTTCGGATTCGTTTGTCTGGCGCTATTCTCGCTGTTCGGGGCCCTGTGCGGGATAACAGCGCTAACGCTGCTGCTCGTTCGCGGGCATGGCAATCGGCAGCAGACTCTCCCGTATTCGGCTCCCGTTTCTGCCCCGGCAGCAAACAGCTATCCGGCTGACCTTACGCATCTCCAATAACTCGCGAGCCCCATTATGAGCAGCCAAGACCCTAGCCTTGATCCGCGCATCGAAAAGCTTATCGCTGAGCAGGTAGCCCGTTGGAGTCAGCCCCAGAAACCTCGGCTAACATTAGGTATGGGTTGGATTTTCGTGGTAGGTGCGTCTTTAGGATTCCTGGGTATGTGTTTCGTAGGCATTGTAATCCTGCTTTGTGCTCCGATCGGCCACCAGAATCCGCCCTCTCGCCAGGTCGATTCTCCGCTAGCGCACGGTTGGAGACTTGCCAGAGTCGCGCCGCCGCCAGTCTATGACGGTCGAGATCGCAGTACTGAAGCTTGGCGCTGGTTCACGAATAACAAGGGAGAATGGGGCTGGTTCCGCTGCTGGCCGCCGGCTGCCGATGAAACTCTGGATTTTGGATCGATCGGACTTGGTTCGAGCCCGCCGCCTGAACAAGGCAGCTTGCCGCCACAAGACCAGAGAGGATTAGGGGCGGAGAAACCTTAAATGAAAGCGCGCTATCTCATATTACTGGCGGGGACTCTGCTCCTAGGCGGATGCTTCTATCCGACTCCCGAGCCCGATCCGTACCATCCGCACCACTACGCTTGGGAGATCGATAAGCAGCTTCAACCGCCTAATAGCGCGGCGGCCTGGAAAGAGCAATCGGACGGCACTTTCCGCCACATTATAACCGAGGGCCAAGAGTATTGGCTGAATCCTCAACTCGGTTTGTGGCAGCGCTTATTAGGTTATGGGCCCAAATACATTATTCCGGGCGAACAAGGGACCCCACGATGATGATCACGATTCTTGTCTGGCTGGGGCTTCTGACTGTTGTAGTAACCACCCAGCGCATAGCGATCAAATGGCTAAGGGGAGTTTACGCCGAAGCCAGCCGGGAACTTACCGGACTCACGAACGAACGCGATGTAAGAGCCGCCGACTTCGATGCGTTCAAGCGCGAAATTGCCGCCGGTTGCAACCAAGTTCAGCGGCAAGCGAACTCACTTGAAGCCCGAATCTACGACCTCGAACCAAAAGCCAAGTCCAAGCTCGGCTCGAAATTCAAGCTTCGTCCTAGAAAGCGCAAGGGAAAGAGATGAACGCCGCCGGCCTGCAAATTTCGTCCGAGGTTTTGTCCAAAGTTACGGGTCTTTATAGACTCGCCTGCGTGGGGCATCCCGCTGAGGCCGGCCAGGTTTTGGAGCTGGCAATTGCTGACCCGCACTGGGCGGAGATGGATGAAACCGCTGCGCTTAAGCTGGTGAATGACGGAACGGCTGTAGCGCAGTTTGAACACGAACTCTACGAGAGCGTCGGAAAGGCCTATGAGCACAAATACGGATTCGTGATTTGGGTTATTATTCTCGGCGCGATTATTAGCGGGATTGTCTCGGCCTTGGTTCGTTGGTGGTTGGAACATCGGGACCATCGAGCGTTACTGACGGCTGCCCGCCAAAGTTAAGCGGCGCGTTGCGCCTAGGAGGTTATGTTGTGGGGTTTCACGGCAGAACAAATCGCGATGATTATGGGGGGCATTGCGACAGCGGCCACGGCAATAGGCGGCCTTGTGCTCAGCATTCTCAATTCCCGCGCTGCTGCTGCCGAAACTCGCAGACGCCAGGAAGCCGAAAGACAAAAACAGGACTTTGACCAGAGATCCGAGAGACAGAAACAAGACTCCGAACAGGCTTCATCCGTGATTTCTCAGTACCGAACTTTGGCTCAGGATATTGAGGAGCATCGGCGCCAGGCGATCAAAGATTCAGAAGAGAAAGCGGGGCAGATTCTTGCGCTTCAAAAGGAAACTGTCAAGCTAAGCAATCTCCACGAAGAGTGTGAGGAACGGTCGAAGGCTCAGCAGGGAGAGATTGACGCTCTCAAGAGTGGGATCAAGGAAGCCAACAGCGTCGCTACTGAGGCCAAGTTACGGGCGAATTTGGCTGAAAATAAGGTCGCAGTTTTGGGCGCAAGAGTAGCAGCGCTATCGAACCGGACAGAGAAGCTTTCAGATCAGAACTCCGATCAACAGCACCATCTTGAACAACTCGACGATGTTGTCAAAGGACAGACCCCGCCCACAACGCCATAACATGAAAGGCCCACCCATGGAACGTATTACGGTTACTTCACTCGCGCTGTTGATTCTGGCAGCAGCTTCTATGTTCGATCCGCATGTTTGGGCTACCTCAGGCGAGCCTAAACCGCTCTCATCGAGCCAGACGATCTCACAATGGACAGATCCTAACGGCTCGCTTCACATCCGAGGCGTAATGGTTCCTGCTCCGCCACCTGTCTATCGTGTCGGCTCGGACTATTGCTGCGACTGGCCCGACGGACATCGCTACACCTGGGACGGCGTCTGCTGGTGCCGATGCGAGGGTGGCTATTGCTATCGAGTGCGGCCGGGCCAGACCTTCCCGCCGCTGACTCCGACGATTGCCTACGGTCATGGAACACGGGCCCAGAATTGCGCATGCGGCAGTTCATGTGCTTGTGGGCAAGCGCAATCTAGTTGCGGGAGCGGCAGCTGCTCGTCTTACGGAAGTTGGCGCCCTCTCGGATGGTTCCGGCCTTTCGGCGGCTTTTTCAGATTGCGCGGTTAGCCACGGCGGGGTTTGCTGGGTAGCAATCTGGTAGGACCTAGAAGGCAGGTGCGTCCAGAGAAGAGGGTTCGAGTCCTTCGCCCCGCATGCATGATGAGCCACAAACACCATAAAAACAGTTCCGCGACGATCGGCCTGACACCTGCCGATACGTTCCAGCTCGATTTTCCGCTTGATCCTGTAGAGGTCGAAGCCGATGGTAGCTATCGATGGATCGACCAGCTCAGCTATGCCCCACCCGTCGATTGGACGCAGCACCACGAAAATATTGCGAGCGTCGCCCGTAGACTATGGGCAGATGCAGGGGGGCCTTGGGGCAGAGACTTGGATTTTTGGCTGGCGGCAAAACGATACTTAGGCCTGTTAGACGAGCGCTGGGTATGAAACGCGACCTTGACCATGCCTTAGTCGGTGGAGTAATCGCCGGAGCCCTCAATGCGCTAGGCGGGGGAACGAGTACGCAAGCGGCAAGAGTCCTCTGCCGTATACTTT